GCCACACCAAAGGCCGCATTAATAACACCAAAGGCACTATTAACTGCCGTATAAGTTGTATTGGTAAGACCAAAAGCAGCAATAGTGTTGGTTGATACACCATTAGCAAAACCAAATGCCGAACTTAAAGTTGATAGAACATTTTGACCTGCAACAAACAATGAACTAGAAACGTTTGTTGATCCTGCAACATCAAGTGTATATTGTGGATTAGTGGTACCTATACCAACATTAGCACCACCTGCAAAGTCCTGAATACGCATTGCTTCATTGACTGCAAGAGAACCGCCTACGAAGAAATTTATAAACTTGAAAGTAGAAGTTGAATTAGCCGTACCAATTGAAAGATTGCCATCAGATGTGTAGAGATAACCATCATTATTAGCATTAATAGTCCATGTTGGTAGGCTATACTTAGAACTATTAATACCAAGATCAATATAGTTTGTGGTATCTGTACCATTATCTGCGGTTGCAACAATGTCTGTGGAAGAGTTTACACCAGCATAAGCATTACGAATCTGTAATTGGACTGTATTGTTTTGTGTACCTTCAGCATCAATAATATCACCAAAGAGAGCAATTGGAGTTACAGAACCTTGAACGATTGTTAGTGGTGCGGCCGCTGTTGTTGTTCCTATACCGACGTTACCTGTTGGAAAATATAGAGTTCCACTGAACTTAGAACCTGATGTATTTGGTAAAGCAGTATTGGCAATACCATATGCATTATTTGTCAGAGTATAAACGTTTGCAATTAAAGAACCGTTTACATCTAATCCTATTAATAAGTCTGAACTACTAGCAAAAAGAGATGATGTAAAACCATATAATTCATTAAAATTAGCATTTACTTTGATAAACGCATCTCTTAATTTATCACCGGTACCATCATCGGCTGTTGTTCCTGTATTAATTACTTGTTCCGACATTTACTTGCTCCACTTTTGTCGTTTTATTCTATTTCTGGCCACTCAATGATATCTGTCGTATAACCATAATCGTCCGTTGGTTTTGCATTAATAGGATCTGGAGTTATTTTTATACTTACTAATTCTAATGGTTTGGTATAAAATGACGCTAAGGTACAAACACCATTGGTAGACACTGCATGTATGGTATTATTTACTTTAAATATACCTTGAGTAGCACCTAGTACCAACTGATTAGATTGACTATTATAACTTATAACAATTGCAGTTGCAGTTGCGGTCCCGTAATTATTACCTTGAAAGACAAAATCATTTATCTTAAATGTACCGTTTGCGTTTGATGTATTTATCCTTGTTATATATCCAGATTGTAAACTTGTATCGTTCCAGATATTTGCATAAACAGTGCGAATAATCTTTGGATAACTGATAGGTCCATAATAATACATCTTCATGGTAAAGTTAAGGGTCCAATTTACATACCTTACAGTATCAAAATCTCCCTCATATTGAATGTCATTTGATACGTTATTAAGTATGATAGGAACATCTTTTAATGCTCCTAGGTCTGGTATCATATTGGTAGATACGGTAAAATCTGGATTAAAGAATGGTAAAATCTGTTCAACAATCTGAGTACCATCGTCAATGTTCCGTGTGTAGATGTTCAACTGAAAGTTAATATCATATGGAACACCCATATAGGATGCTGAGACATGTGTGGTTGTATTGGATCTGGCCGCTTTCAATAAAGAGTTTTGTTTTCTTGTGGCGTCATATGTGATACCAGTTATTTCAAAAGACATTCTAGGTAATATAACTTGAACTGACTTCAATAAATCTGGATCTGAAAATAAACGAGTAATCATTTTCTCTTTTGGAGAATAAATAATAGGAACTAAAAAACGATTGGTTTCTGCACCAGTTTGATCATTTGTTCTAACCAACGTAATGTCATCAAACAAACGACCAAAAAGGACGACTGCTTTACGGGTTAATTGATGATAAAATGGATCGTTACCTAACATTATGCTTTTCCAAATGGGTTATTTTCTGACAAGTCAAGTATAATACCAGCATCATTATAAACATTTTGATTATCTGTTAAATTATAAGTGGATTGATCATATTCATCAACCAATAGTATGGAATAATTTGCTCTACTTGTATTACCAATAATATTAGCATTATTCTGGAATTCACCTACAATGTTATACAACCAAATTGTATCATTTGAAGCCATCCATTGTGTGACTGTACCAGAGGCGGTAGAATTTGCCAGAGTACCATCGGGAGATTGATAAACTTGTTCTCCAACATAATAGTCATCCGCAATAATTCCTGGTGTTAATTTAAGTGAAATGGTGTAGTTATTATCAATACCAACTTGATCAATCTCTTCAATACCAGTATTAATAGGTTCCTGAGATGATCGGAATGCCTCACATCTCAACTCATAAACAAATGGTAATCTTTTACCTAAGGAGTGAAACATTAGTTCCTGTTCAACAAACTTAATCTCATACATTTTATGAAGCACAGGAACATATAGTAAATCTCCTTCTCTAGGCCTCATTCTAATAGAACCTGGTAGTATATTAAGAAAAGACCTACGTGAAAGGACGAACGTATCTGTGTCCCTGATCTCTAGTCCAAACTTGGAGAAGAAATCACCTTGACCCTCATGCCCGGTGACATTGGATAGGTAGGCTTCAATAAGGTATGCTTTATTAAATGCACTTTTGGAATACTCACCAAAGACCATATCACCTTCATCAAAGGACTCTCTAGGAACATAGTAGATATTGTGACCCATCATCTGTATGGATTCCACGATTATATCTTCCATGACTAGGTATTCGTTTGTTATTCTTTCCTGCGATGGATAGTTGTTTATGTAACGGTTGACTGCCATATTATCCTACAAGAAACTGAGGCGGCGCCTGGTATGTTGTCTCAATGTATTGCTCAATCTCTTTAATCTCATTTACAGCTTCTTCAAAGATTTGTTGACCGTTCATTGTAATACCGCCTGGTAACTGCATACCACCAAACTTTTTAAGATTGTTACCCCATTGTTTTTTAACATATGCTACTGCTAGTTTTTTTAACATACGGTCATTATAAGCCTTATTATATGCTTCTGGATCAGTAATAATGTATCCTTCAGCAACAATCCACTGGCCTGAGGTAATGTCTGATGACCAATCCCAGTCAATATAAAGGTTTTCACTAACACGATTAAAACGGACAGGAGTTTCACCAGAGAAGATCATGTCTAAGGTACGCATATGCTGCATAGTTAGAGCATAGTTTACATAAGAGGTTGATGAAAGGTCCCAAAGGTCGTTAAGGCGTAACTGGTATCGAAGGTCAAAGAAGGTCATTGACTGGTTCGTACCACCAACTGGAAATATGTTGGTTACGCCAATGACATTAGGATTCATTGTGATATATTGATTAGTTATATCGGTATCGGTAATAAGATGCTTTAGATATGTTCTTTCGGTTCCATCATAATGAAACTCTTGCCAATACTGAAAGGCAAGATTGATAGCATCTTCAACCTGGACATCATCTACGTTAATTGTGATTACAGGGTAACCTAGCTGACGTAGGCAGAAATCTTTAAGTTCTTGTCTAGATGCTGGTGCTGACTGAGCCATAGTAATCCCTTTATATGGTATTTCATACTATTTAGGATTATTTACCTGAACTTAGGACCTTCTACCCATATAACAATTGACTTACGAATACCTAAGTGTACCGGTTTCACTCTATGGATCAGAAAAGATGGAAATGCTATAATCTTACCTCTAGTCATTTCAGGTGTTCTTGCATCTTCTTCCATTCCAAGGTTTATTTGAAATTCACCCCCTGAGAAATGAACTTGTGGTTCTGATAGTAACATAACCAAAGTTAATTTTCTGACAGAATCGGTACAATCATTATCACCTAATACCGTATCCATATGCCAGTCATACATTCCTTTATTCAAAGAATCATAAACAGTGTATTGAAAATCTTTATAACCATAAAGGTCAAATCCAAAATAAGTTGAATTTATTCTATCAATCACACCGTTAAATTTATCAAAAATCCAATAATTCTCTTCATTTCTGCTGATAAATTTTACCTTAGATTTTCTATGCTGTTCACAATCTTCACCTTTACCGACTGTTGTGGATCTATGTAATTCTTCTTTTTGACATAATTTTTCAATGTCATTCAATTCATTTTCAACAAATAAATTTTCCCACAAAATATAACTAGGTATATTTTTTCTAAAATTCACAGGATCATTTGAAATCATTATGTATTGGCCACCACCATTTTGTTTGATATCATGTAATTTATTACGTTGTTTACCACATTTGGCATACATTTATTTGCCACATCATTAATTTCATCAAGTTGTGTTTTAAGTATTAGATTGTTAGCATCATTTGCTGAATAACTATTTACATTGTATAAAAATGTATTAACATTTGTAAAATTAACAACTGTATTAACTTTTGGTGTAATAGCCCAAAAAGGAGTTGCTGATTGTATAAGATTTAAAATATCATTAGATGAAGTATTTGCAGTATCATATATTGTTAAATTTGTGTCGGTAGAACAATGAATAGGATAACCATTACTGGTTAACATAATATCCCCACGAACATCAATGGAGGTTGATAGTGTATTTTCAGAAACCTTATCACTCCAATATCTAACAGTAAATGTATTTTCCTCTGGGAAAACATCTATAATTCTAAAAAATACGTTCATTTTATCCCCTTTAGACCTTAGGTCCGTTGATTGTACCCATATTTATATACTTAATATTTGAGTTACCACATATTGCGGATCCTTGAGTACCTGGTGAACCTGATGCTCCCGAAGATCCTGGTGAACCTGGTGATCCTTGAGAACCGGCATTTCCTGGATGCCCTGTTGCTCCTGGTGAACCGGCATTTCCTGGTTGACCTGATGGCCCAGAATTTCCTGCTGATCCTGGGGATCCAGCATTTCCTGGTTGACCTGAATGCCCGGCCCCACCTGTTGATCCGGCTGAACCGGCTGGACCAGGTTGACCAGAATGACCAGCTGGTCCTCCACCACCACCGCCTCCTGGATATCCTGGTTGATTTAAGTCACCGCCTCCACCACCACCATTTGGACCGGATCTACCAAAATGATGGCTGCATCCGTGATGGTTAGCAGGTTGATGACTTGCTCCGTGATAACATCCTGAAGCGTGGTGCCCATTATATCCACAATGGGCACAATTTACTTGGCCAGCACCTTGATGATTTGCGCTATAATGTGCTGCTGGTTGGTGCTGACCCCATCCACCACCTTGATGAGAATGACCGGGAGGTCCATGAGGACCACCACAAGCACTACCGCCTGGGCCTGGAGGTATACCTGCACCACCTCCACCGCCGCCTCTATGACCGGAAGCTCCGCCGCCGCCGCCTCCAGGTCCTCCTGGTCCAGAATTTCCACCTGAACCACCTGGTCCGGCACTTCCTCCAGAACCACCTGGTCCTGCATTTCCACCTGAACCACCTGATCCAGCATAACCGCCTACGCCACCAGGTCCGGCATTTCCACCTGAACCACCTGGACCTCCCGGACCCGCAGCTCCACCTGGTCCTCCAGATCCACCAGGACCAGATGATCCTCCAGAACCTCCTGGACCAGATGATCCTCCACTTATTGTTGATGTATTGTTGAGAATTATACTAACACCATATACGGCACATGCTTTAAGTGATACACCACCAGGTTGCCCGGTGCCTCCTGTACCACCAGGTTGCCCGGTGCCTCCTGCACCTCCTGGTTGACCACATCCACCTCGGACACCTGAACCTCCCGGTTGACCACAACCACCTAGGCCGCCTGAACCTCCTGGTTGGCCTGCACCTCCTGGTTGACCACAACCACCTCGGCCACCTGGTTGACCATAACCACCTGGTTGACCGTGACCACCTGTACCTCCTGTGCCTCCTGGAGTACCGCCTCCACCATGGTGGCCTCCACCGAACCATCCGGGTCCGTGACCTCCACCACCACCAGCACCAAATGCACCTGTACCACCTGGTTGACCGTGTGCTCCTGTGTATCCTGGTTGACCGTGTGCTCCTGTACCACCTGGGTTACCGTGACGACCTGCTCCACCTGGTTGACCGTGTGACCCTGTACCACCTGGTGTACCTACAGATCCTGAACTACCTGTAGCACCTGGATTTCCTGTAGAACCTACAGATCCTGGAGCACCTGGTGTGCCTGTAGCACCTGTAGTACCAGCTGCACCTGCTATGGTTGCTGAATTTTTAATATAAATTAGAGTACCTGGCCTCCAACTGGAACCTGTCTGTAAAGCAGGTGTTGAAGTTGAGGTACTTCCTATGTTAGCATTGATAAAAACAAATATATTACCAGGGTAGGATGGGCTACCTGATTGATTGTAGAGATTAACATTATTAGTCGCGGAACTAATATTAATAATTTTTGTTGGTCTGGTAATAGGAAACAAGAACATTAATTACACCTTATGAGCATATACTATATACTATTTAGTTACTATGGAGTTTGCTATGAAAATTGGTCTTATAGGTGATCATATTACCGATATTTATATATATGGGAAAATGACTAGGTTTTCACCGGAGTCTCCTATTCCTATCTTTGACATAGAGAGAGAAGAAAGTCGTTCTGGCGGTGCTTCCAATGTCAATAACAATCTAATGGCCCTTGGTGCTTCTGTTGATTACCACTGTGACAAAATAAACTATTCTATCAAAAAACGATATGTCTGTGACGGCCACATAATGTTCCGTGTGGATGCCGATAAGACCAGCACCGTTGATCCATGTCTTGCCGAATTTACCGAAGAAACCAAGTATGTCATCCTTTCCGACTATGGTAAGGGTATTTTGACATATAGTTCTGAAGTTATTGATAAACTGAAGCAAGATGGTAAGATCGTCATTGTTGATCCTAAAAGGCATATCAGTCATTATGAAGGTGCTGATATTGTCAAGATGAATGAGAAAGAATATTATCAGTTCTGCCCACAGGGAAAAGGTGCTTTAAAGTATTATGATATAGGAACTTTTGTGATAACCTTGGGTGGCAAAGGTGTTAGAATTATTAATGAAAATGGTGATACAACAATTCCAGGTCTAGGATTACAAGTATCTGATGTGACAGGCGCCGGTGATGTGTTCATTGCTGCTATGACATACTACCTAGCAAAAGGTAAAGACATATATCAGGCCTGTGATATTGCGAACAAGTATGCGGCTAAGTCCGTAACCAAGTTTGGTACCTATACAATTACCGAAGATGATAAAAGAGAGATTGAAGGTAAGATAGTATTCACCAACGGTTGCTTTGATATTCTACACCGTGGCCACATTGAATATCTACAAAAGTCTAAAAAATTAGGAACTAAGTTAATTGTAGCTTTAAACTCAGATGAATCAGTTGCTAGACTAAAAGGCACTGTCAGACCACACAATAAGCAGGAAGATCGTAAGAGAGTATTAGAGGCTCTTGATTGTGTTGATGAGGTTATTATCTTTAATGGTGACACACCATATGAAATAATTAAAGATTTGAAGCCTGACATTATAACAAAAGGTGGTGATTATAAGACTAAAGAAGAAGTGGTCGGGCATGATCTTGCTGAGGTCGTTATATTACCTTTTGTTGATGGATATTCTACTACTAAAACATTGGAGTATATGAATGGAGATTGTTGAGAAGAAATGGGGTAGAGAGATAATCTTTGCCAATAATGATAAGTATTGTGGTAAACTTCTTATACATGATAAATCCGGTTCTAAAGGTTCTATGCATTTCCATATGAAGAAACATGAGACCTTTTATGTCCAGAAAGGTATATTCAAGATACACTGGATTGAAACCAATGATGCAAAGATACATAATACTATCCTTAGAGAAGGTGATACATGGGTCAATGAACCTGGGCAACCGCATCAGATTGAGGCTTTAGAGGACAACTCAACTATAATCGAGGTATCTACAACACACTTTGACAATGACAGTTATAGAGTTATGCCAGGAGACGGTCAATGAAGTATATAATGGATATCGACGGAACAATCTGTACCAATACTAATGGTGATTATGAGAAGGCAACTCCTTATCTAGACCGCATAGATTATATCAATCACCTATATGATAAAGGGCATGAGATACATTACTGGACGGCCAGAGGTGGTAACTCAAGGAGAGATTTATCAGAACTAACCAAAAAACAATTAAAAGAATGGGGATGCAAATACACCTCACTAAGATGTGATAAACCAGCATATGATTACTGGATAGATGACAAGGCATTTAATGATAGAGATTTCTTTGGAGTTAATTTATGATATTGATAACTGGTCATAAAGGATTTATCGGTCAAAACCTTGTTAATAGATTAAATGATAAACTCTTTTGCCTTTCTGATATTGACAGTTGCTTCAAAGACCTTTATTTAACACCTTGGGAAGATATAGAAGAAATATGGCATATGGGTGCCATCTCTGATACTACTTGTACCGATTTAAATAAAATCCATACTTATAACATAGAATATACCATAAATCTATTTGAACTTGCTATTCAATATAAGATACCAGTAAAGTATGCCTCGTCCGCGTCCGTGTATGGAAACACTAACTATCGTAGAGAGATTAATCCACTAAACTTCTATGCTATGTCTAAGGCTACTATTGATCGTTGGGTAATGGATAATTTATACAAGTTTGAATCTATACAAGGTTATCGTTTCTATAATGTATATGGTAAGCATGAAGACCATAAAGGTGGCCAGGCCAGTCCGATACATACATTCATCAAGCAGGCAAAAGAAACAGGAACGATTAAACTATTTGAAAACTCGGTTGCCTATATGAGAGACTTTATTTGGGTTGAAGATGTTATAAATTGTATGCTGTATGATAAACCAAGTGGTATATATGATCTAGGAACTGGAGTAGCAAGGTCGTTTGAAAGAGTGGCTGAAATCATAGCAGACAGATATAATGCCAAGTTAGAGTATGTTCCATTTCCAAAACACCTTGAAGACAAGTATCAATACTTCACTTGTTCATTAAATCACTTTGATCATACATTCACATCAATAGAGGAATATGTTAATGAAAGAGGAGTATAAAGAGATTGCACCTGGCTGGTTATGGCAGTCTAATGTCACTAGTGATCTTATGAAATATGATGAGAACTATGTAAAACCATACACTAAGTATGATGATACTCTCTCATATATTAGACTCAACTTTTGTCAAAAGTATGCCAAGTTTTATTCGGTTCTTGATGTTGGATATGGCGACGGTAACTTTCTCAAAGTATGTAATCGTGAAGGATACAAATGTTTTGGTAATGATATATCAGGATATTCTTTATCAGACGGAATAACTTTTACTGAAAATAGAAATATACCTGTTGACCTTGTTACGTTCTTTGATTGTATTGAACACTTTCCACAAGAAAATGTTGAAGAGGTATTAAAAGAACTAAATTGTAAGTATATCTGCATTTCGATTCCTTGGTGTCATTTTGATAATTTTGAAATATGGAAACACCGCAAGCCTAATGAACATTTCCATCATTTTGGTGTTAGAGGTGTTACTGAGTTATTGAATAGAGGTGGGTTTGATTTGATTGTTTCTGCTTCAATTGAAGATCAAGTTAGGTCAAACAAAGGCGGAATACCAAATATTTTAACTGTTATTGGAAAGAAAAGATGTTAAATTTATATTATTCGCATAGGACAGATGTTGAAAAAGCATACATTATTACAATAAAGGGTAATAATATGTCCGAAAAATATTCAAAAAGATGTCAAGAATCGTGTAAAAATGTTGGTATGCAATATCAAGTATGGGACGCATTTGATGGAACTGGTGATGAAATAATAATACCAGAACACTCTAAGAATAATCCCATTTTTAAAATGGTGAAAATACAAGATCATCATATGACAAAAAGTGAACTTAGTTGTTTTCTTAGTCATTTAAGTTTATGGGCTAGATGTGTCGAGATAGACCAACCAATAGTTATACTTGAACATGATGCTATAATGGTAAAAAAGTTTGAAAATAAAACTAGTTATAATTCTATTGTATATCTTGGTTGTGAAATATGGGCAAAAAAAGGATCTAATATAGAAGATATTCCAATATATGGATCTGGTGGAATGAATAATCTTTATATATATAAAGGACATGCATATTGTATAGATCCACAAGTTGCTAAGAATATGTTATCAGATGTTTTTAAGCGTGGTATATGGACAATTGCAGATAGATTTATGAAAGCAGATTTATATAACATAACTCATCAAGGATTATATGCTTTTGAAAATAAATTTAACGATGAAGATTCTACTATAGTTCCAAGAGAGAAAGATGAATATACATGTTAGATGAAAATATGCAAAATTATTTAAGTCATATGTTTGACATGGTTAGTGATTTAAGAGACTTAAAGTTATATGAAAGAACCAATACATCTAAGAATCCTTTAAATCATTATGGTCGTAGGGCTTTCAGTCAGTCAGACGAAGATGGTATTACACAAGAGATTATGAAACGTATAGGAGTTGATAATGGAGTTTTTGCTGAATTTGGAGTAGGATCAGGTTTAGAATGTAATACATTATTGTTAGCTGGATTAGGTTGGTCAGGGTTTTGGGTTGACGCTGGAAACATATTACCTAAAATTGAACAATCTGCAAATCCAAAATTTTCATTTTTTAAACGTCATATAACATTAAATAACGTATTAGAAACATACTTACAGTGTTTGAAATATATTAATAAAGAAGAAACAGATTTTATTTCTTTTGATTTTGAAGGTAATGATTATTATTTAATTGAGAGATTATTGCAATCTGGAGTATCTCCTAAAGTATTCGTAGTTGAATATAACGCTAAATTTATACCACCCATTGAATGGAAAGTTAAATATCATGAAAATCTAATATGGGAATATGATGATTATTTTGGTGCTTCTCTTATGTCATATGTTAAATTGTTTGAAAAACATAATTATTTTCTTGCATGTTGTAATAGTTTTACAGGAGCAAATGCTTTCTTTATTAAAAACAAATATAAAGAATTTTTTAGTGATATTCCAAAATCAATCAATGATATTTGGGTTGAGCCTAGATATTATATTACTAAAAAGTATGGTCATAAGAGTTCTGTTAGGACTGTAGAATTGTTGCTTAATAATTTAAACTCTTGTCAATAACAGATATCCAATCACCCATCTTCTGTTGACGCCAAACAGTAACATCAGGAAACCAATCTGATTTACCTCCGTTTTCGGCAGCACACCAAGTAAAATAACCAACCACAATATCATAAAGATATGTTTTAATACCTAATGCGCCAGCAGCGACCGAAACGCTTGAACTACTGGTATAACACATTTTACACAAGCTAAGAATAGCAAGCGTATCATCCCAATCTTTTATATCTTTTGTTAAATCAATTACGCCTTCTGGACATGTTTCTGCTCCCATACAAACAGAAATTAGTGTTCCTTGGTGCTTAATCTTATCAATAAGGTATTCAATTGGTATTGTTCTCAGATCATTTTCTGAGTGTTCTTTATCACCCGTCCAATTTAAAGCAATTAAATTGTCATACATTTTAAGTTTTTGTTTCCACTTTGCTAGATAAACTGGATTAGGTTCTAAATATTTTTCATTACCAGGTTTTTCTACTTTCAAATTAAATGGTAAACTCATAGAAGGTACCCAATAATCATATTTGATTGTTGGATCTACTGGAAAAACTTTAAAGTTTCTTGATATAACATTCTTTAAACTATTATCAGTGTAGTAATATACAAAAGCACCCATGTCTTTTAACATAGGAATCCATCTACTGAATATCATTTCGTCGCCAAGCCCAGCTTCTCCTATGACGCATATTTTAGATCCTTTAATATTTTGATAACCAAACCATCTATCTACATTTGGAGGAGGAAGTTTTTCATTAGTCCAAAACGCACCATTTCTTCCAATCTCCGTTTCAATAAACGCTTCTTTAAATTTACCCTTTCTGTGTAAAAACCATCCTATATCTAAGTGTTTATCCTCACATTCTATTTGATTGTTTTTGATATACTCGTAACCTTCGTCATATCTACCAAGTCTAGTTAGATATTGAGCGTATTGCCTTATATCCGTTTTATCTTTAGATTTAGTTATATCCATGTATTCTTGAAATAGTTCTAAAGATTTGTCAATTTCACAAAGATTGTAATGACAAATTGCTGAATTTTTAAGAACATCAGGATGTCTATATTCTAATAAATCTAATGTTAGTAGATTCTGATTAATAGACTCCCGAAACATTTTTTTATTATAATATTCTATTGATAATGATTCGGAAGCCTCAACAGATTTATTTATTTGAAAAGTATTCATCAATCGCTCTATCAATATCTACTTGACTATATCTCGGCGGTTTGTGAACCTGAACCAATATTTTAGTCAAAGCAGCAACATTATTATAATTATTAAGAGAGAAAGAAACATCCTCTTGTGTAGCTTTGTTTTTTTCAAACATTTCTAACCAATTCGTATTGTAGATATATTCAACTAAACAAACCTCTATATCTATATTATTTTGAAGACATAGAATTGCTTCTGAAGGAGCTTTAGAGAATTTATCCATACAAAATTTCATATCAAACATTTTAAATGTGTCTGGATGAATTAATCTTTTATGTGTCGGATCAATCAAAGCCAAATCACTACGATGATGTGGAACTTGAATTTCCCAAATTGCACCATGTTTACTGATTCTATACATTTCCTTAATGACATTAACTGTATCATCAAGATGTTCAATTATATCTTTAGCGACAATGTGATCGTATTCACCATCAGGAATGTCCCAATTTTTAGAATTGAGATCCACAATTCTATCTGGTCTTACTATTGGAGAATAATCAACATTATCATAACCTTTCACTTTATCAAAACCACAACCAAGGTTTATCTTTTTACATTCTTTATCACAGCTTGGTAGGTCGATGTGTTTTAAATTAAACTCATTTTCAAGATCTTGATACATTTCCTGAAACACATCATTCCATTTTGTTGGATTAGTTTGCCTATAAACCCTAACAGATTTATAAAATGGTGAAGTTTTTGATTCTGGAGCACCAAGAGTCCATGTGTGATAAGGGAGCGTTGGTGTGAATACCCAAGTCTCTTTACCAAGAGCAGCTGCCGCATGAGCGATACTTGTGCAAGAGGTTATAATAAGATCCAATTGTGATAATGCAGAAAGAGTGTCTTCCCATGAAATTAATAGATATTGAAGATCAGTTATATTTTCAGGAAGAATTTGTAGATTATGATCTCTCTGTAGGCTATAGATATCCAAATCTTCATGTTTAGCAAGGTTTATCATAAACTCTGGAGGAAATCTACGAAACTGTTGATGTTCAAATTTTGGATTACCAGACCATCTAATTCCAACTTTTTTCTTTCCATTATTTTTAATAATGGAAGACCAAACTTCATAAGAAGAAGGTATCGGAGATAGATATGGTTCATTTGGTAAATTATCATATGTATGACCTAAAACCCAACCAGCACTGAAACCCGGAATCCAGTAATCATGTTGGACCGTATGTGATTGGTCTCTCTGAATAACACCATCTACGCCAGGAACTCTTGTGAAAATTGAAGCAATTTCAGGAGCAGCTGCTAAATAAACCTTATTGGCTCCTAATTTTTTTGCAGTTTGTGCAAAACGAGAATGAATAATTTCATCGCCATAACCACCTTCAAGAGAGATGATAATAGATTTTCCTTTAATATCATGTTCTTCTGGATTGTATATTGGTGCAGAAGTTTGTAGATGACCACTACCGTAGACGTTAATGAATCTACCAGATTCTAAAAGTTGAGAACCTTCACGATAATTTCCTTGCTGTAAAAGAAACCAACCTCTGTTGAAATTATGTCTAAGCCACATCTCAGGATTTTTATTTCCTTGCGGGTCAAGAATATTATCTTTACCCAAAGCCTGTAATTTTTCAGATATTTTCCAACCTTCTTCAAACTCACCCTTTAACATATGCTCAAGTTGCAAATCAATATCATGCATAAATATTTACTCCTTCATAATTATCATTTAATGTAATATATTTATAAAATATATTTATCTTGTCAATCCAACTGCTGTAAAACTGAAACTAGCGGATACAGCCGCCCAACTACTGCTTCCCAATTGCGTAGGAGAAAAGACGTTTCCTGAAATAGTTCCATTACCTAATTCTCCATAACCAGAACTATTATAACCCCATACAAATAAAGCACTGTCGGATCTTATACCATAGCTAGAATATTGACTAGCATAAACAGCTGTCCAACTACTATTTCCTATTTTTGTAGGTGATGTTATGGTACTTCCTCTTGCTGGATTTCCAGTGTAAGCTGCTCCACCAGTATATAGTGCGCCATTGTTACCAATTGCGGCAGCAGTTGAACCACCGTTGCAGTTTGGTATAAAGCTAAACCCTGTACCAATTTGTGTTGGAGAACTGAGAATAAAAGTTGATGTATCGGTTCCTCCCAAATAATTAGATCCACTAGATGCATTAAGACCAGTACCAAATAAAACACCATCTATTCTTAACATCCAACTAGAATAATCTCCACTACTGCCGTTTTGGATACAAACAGCAGTCCACGAACTTGTTCCAATTTGAACAGGTGATGAATAGGAGGTGAGATTACCAGTACCTAAATATCCATATCCCCAGTAAGCTTGATATCCCCATCCCCATAATGTACCATCTAATTTAATTCCTAAAGAACCGAAGCCACCACAAGAAACAGCTTTCCATGAACTTGTTCCAATTTGAACAGGTGATGAATATGTAGTAGCATTGTTGGTTCCTAGAGTGTTATAAAAATTATAACCCCATCCCCATAATGTCCCGTCTGCTCTAATTGCAAGCGCACAACTACTTCCAACAGACACTAATGTCCAAGAACTAGTTCCAACCTGAACAGGTGATGAATAAAATGCAGTTGCAGTATTAACACCCAATGCTCCAGATGCATTGTAACCCCATGAAAATAGGCTTCCTCCGCTTCTAATTCCTGCGGATTGATTAACACCTGTGGATATTGAAGTCCAACTACTAGTACCTACTTGGACAGGAGAAGATACATATGTATATTGTGCTATATTCTGACCAAGTTCTCCACCTGCATTGTAACCCCAAGACCATAAAGTATTATCCGCTCTTATTGCTAAAACATGACAATAACCAACGGATACTGATTTCCAACTACTAGTACCTACTTGAACAGGAGAATAATATGATAAATTGTTATTCTGTCCTAATTGCCCGTATGCTCCGTTACCCCATCCAAACAAAGCACCATCGTTTCTGATAGCAAAATTTGCATATAGTCCTAAACTAATTGCTGACCAACTGTTAGTTCCAAGTTGAGCCAAAGATCCAGTAACATCAGTTGCTAGAGCACCATAAGTACTTGTACCCCATGCCCATAAAGAACCATCAGTAGTTACGCCAAGCACATGCGCATGGCCTAATGACACAGCATTCCATGAACTTGTTCCAATCTGGACTGGAGATGAAGTTGCTGTAGTGTTTCCATTACCAAGTTGATAAAAAACATTATATCCCCATGCCCATAATGTCCCATCTGCTCTAATTGCTACTGTTGTTCCGCTAACATTATTACCATTTAATCCTAAAACTTTCCAACTATTTGTTCCTACTTGAACTGGAGTTTGAACTACTAAAGTACTGTTTAATCCTAGCGAACCGTTTGTGTTGGATCCCCACATAAAAAGACCACCATCTGATCTAATTGCACCAACATGAGAAGCACCAGCCGCAACAGAAGTCCAACTACTTTTTGATATTTGGTATGGAGCGTCCGAAAATGCCTGTCCTGATATAAGAGTAGTATAACCCCAAGACCATAAAGTATTATCCGAACTTATTGCTAAAGCTGTGCTATGTCCTATAGAAACAGCTTTCCATGAACTTGTTCCAATCTGGACTGGAGAGTTTATTGTAGTAGGTATAATTCTTCCAACTGTAATCGTATTACCACCATAACCACCCCAAGTATAAAGAGCTCCTAAAGAATCAATAACTCCACCACCACAAAAATTATCAGTATTACCTGAACCACCTCCAGTTGGAAGCACAGACCAGCTGGAGGTTCCTATTTGTACTGGAGAAGATATAGAAAAAATACCAGCACCACCGCCTACCGCTGAGTTGATAGCGCAAGTTTGAAACAACAATCCATCAGTTCTTAGAAGTAAACTAGAATAACCACCAAGAACTGATACAGCTTTCCACGAACTTGTTCCGATTTGAACAGGTGATGAATATGTAGTAGCATTATTAGTACCTAACTGACCGTATGTATTGGTTCCCCACGCAAACAAAGCACCATCAGATCTGATGGCCATCACTGTTGATAAAGAAACACTCACAGATGTCCAACTACTTGTTCCGATTTGAACAGGTGATGATTGAGTCGTTATGCTATTAGTACCTAAAGTTCCAGTACCGCCGTATCCCCAAGTAAATAAAGCACCATCAGATCTGATAGCTGAAGAAACCCAAAAACTGGCTGAAATAGCTTTCCATGAACTTGTTCCAATTTGCGAAAATGATCCCCTATTAACCAAATCATTGGTACCTAACTGACCGTATGTTGCTTGTGCTCCAGTGGCAAACAAACCACCATCAGATCTGATAGCCATTGTATATGAATAACCACAAGAGACAGCTGTCCAACTACTGAAACCAATTTGAGATAATGTTTGAATTGTAGTTCCTGCTGGAGATCCCAATTGAGCGCCAACTCCCCATGTAAATAAAGATCCAGTAGAATTTATTGCTCCTGCAATAGCACTATTTCTAAAATCTCCTATAACATATACACCTGCTGGCTGACTGAAATTTCCTGTTGAAATTTGTACAGGAGAGGATTGATTAGTACTAGTTCCAGTACCAACTGTATAAGAAATGTTGGCACCCCAACCCCATAAACTAAAATCACCAGCCCTCACCGCAAAAAGTGCGTTATCATAATTACTTCCGGTATTACTTAATCCGATAGCCACCCAGCTACTTGCTCCAACCTGAACAGGTGATGATTGATTCGTTGTGTTATTATTACCTAATTCACCAGCTGAACCATAACCCCAAGTCCATACTGTATTATCTGCTCTTAATGCTATTGCACTATTAAAACCAGACATTATAGCTTTCCATGAACTTGTTCCAACCTGAACAGGCGATGAATATGAAGTAGTATTATTTGTTCCGAGAGTAGGATAAAAACTTTGGCTTCCCCAAGCAAATAAAGCACCGTCTACCCTGATCGCATGCCCATAAGTTCCACCAGTATTATCCCCAACACTTGCCATTACCCAACTACTTGTTCCAACATGAGTTGGTAATGTAACGTATGATGAATTTGTTGGTGTATAAGTAGTATAACCCCAAAAAAATAAAGCACCAGTTGTTGTTATACCGACGGTTGTTGAACTAGCGGCTGCTATACTCGACCAACTACTTGTTCCAATCTGGACTGGAGATGAATAGTTAGTATTAACACCATTACCAAGCTGCCATACGTTATTATTACCCCATGCCCACAGTGTTCCGTCTGATCTAATTGCGTATGTTTGTAATGTTCCACAAGAAACAGCTTTCCATGAACTTGATCCAATTTGAATAGGGGATGCATACGTTAAAGTGTTATTAACACCTAACTGACCGCTACTACCAATACCCCATCCCCATAAAGAACCATCTGATCTTATTGCCATTGTATGACTAGTGCCAGAAGATACTGATTTCCAACTTAAATTTCCTATCTGTGTTGGTGTGTAACCAGCATTTAAACCTAACTGACCGGAATTGTTATTACCACATCCCCACAAAGTATTATCTGATGCAATTGCACAGGCATGAGAGTCACCTCCGGAAACAGCTTTAAAACTCATTCCGACTCCAATTTGAATTGGAGATGAAGTTGATGTAGTGTTTCCATTACCAAATTGGTAATAAGTATTAAAACCCCATGCCCACAGTGTTCCGTCAGTTTTTATTCCATAACCAGTTGATGAACCGATAGAAACAGCTGTCCAGCTTGTGGAACCAGGAGAAGGAGCCTTTGTTGCTATAAAAAGTAAACCTTGACCTAAAGTGTAATTGTTAGTGGCACCCCATGTGAACAAAGCACCATCAGATCTAATTGCCGCTGTAACGTTTAATCCTGCACTGACTACAGACCAACTACTTGTTCCAATTAAAACAGGCGATGAATAGCTAGTAGTAGTTCCATAACCAATAGTTCCTGATGTTCCACGACCCCAGGTAAATAGATTTTTTTTAGTAGAACCTCCAGAACTTGATTTTAATAATAGTTCATGTAATAGCATAATTGACCTTTATTGCGGAGGAGTTGGCCAGCTAACACTATTAGTTGCTGGAGGAAATTCAGTTGGACCGAAAGTGAAAGATGCTGGAAAATCTCTCAATTGTTGTCTATAAGTTTGCCATTCTGTGAACCAAGTATCATTTTTCATTTTTAAAATATCAGCAGCCATAGTCCAATCGCTCTCAAATAATTTTCCATCTCTTTCCAATCTAATCTGCCTTAAAAACATTTGTTGAGTGATTAATGGATCTTCTTTTTGTATTGTATTTAGTGTATAATTAGATGTTACTTTTTCACCATCAAACGAAAATGTTGGAGTATTTAAAGTGTAAATTGTTGAGTCGTAATCGGGAACATCGTCTATGACAATATACCAACCAAAAGTAAGTAAAGTTTCTGGGTCATCACCAATTAAATTGAATCCGCTTACATTTCTCCAATTCATTGGTAATGCATAATGGATTTCTTTAATTTCATTATCTTCTATAAAAGCATATATTGTCATTTAATAATTCCTCTTATACGCCTGTCATGGAGGCGACGCCTTTCCATGTTGTTCCGCCATCGTCAGTTACGAAAGTTAAAATATCAATACCAGATGTTGTTAGTGTGGGTGCTGTACCACCTGACCATTTTACGGCGGCTGGCCATACCTGTGTTCCTGTGCCGCCGTTTGTTAGTTTGAATATAAAACCATAAGTTCTATTGGTAGGAACGTTTGTGAATGACCAGGTGACACCACCAGAGGCGGTGAATGTATAATAATTTCCTTGCGAACAATCAATGGTACCGGATGAAGCCGCCACCGTTTTCATAGTATAGTTACCAAAGATATCAAAGTTAGATGGTGAGGCTGCTGTATTACCGATACTTACGTTGGAAGTAATATACAGTTTACCATTAAATACTACACCCGTTGTATTCTGTAGTGCGGTATTTGCTATACCAAACGCAGCGTTAGTAACAGCCCAGTTCTGTCCTAACTGAGTTAGTGTAGAGTATGTGGCAGATGTATAGTTGTTGGTTGATGTGGTTGATGTATTGGTATAACTATTAGCAGGTGTTAAATCTACCGTAATGGCAGAACCATTTACCAAAACAGCAGAAGCATTAATTGAACCAACAACGTCTAAGGCATAAACAGCACTACTTCTTCCAATACCTAAACTACCTGTTGGAAAGTATAAACTACCGTTATATACCGTTCCAGATGTATTCTGAAGAAAAGGAAAACTATTGCCAGAATATATCCACTTAGTTGATGCTGACACATATACATACTGATTACCACTAGTGGAATCATAATATACTTGCCCGTTTGTCGGTGATGCTGGGAAATTAAGTGCCATATATTTGTTCCATTTTCCTTGTTATTTAGGTTTATTTTATTGCTATTCCTACTGGAGCAGCACCACTAGCCAACGTAGCCCATGCTTGAGTAACTACACCAGCAGGAGTAATCTTGGATACGGTACCGTTACCAAGATTAGCAGTATAAACATTACCAGAACTATCTATTGCTATTCCATATGGACCAGCACCACTAGCCAACGTAGCCCATGCTTGAGTAACTACACCAGCAGGAGTAATCTTGGATACGGTATTGTTAGAATAATTAGCAGTATAAACATTACCAGAACTATCTATTGCTATTGCTACTGGAGCAGCACCACTAGCCAACGTAGCCCATGCTTGAGTAACTACACCAGCAGGAGTAATCTTGGATACGGTACCGTTAGAATAATTAGCAGTATAGAAATTACCAGAACTATCTATTGCTAATCCAGCTGGATTAGCACCGCTAGCCAATGTAGCCCATGCTTGAGTAACTACACCAGCAGTAGTAATCTTGGATACGGTATTGTTACCAAGATTAGCAGTATAAACATTACCAGAACTATCTATTGCTATTCCATATGCAGCAGCACCACTAGCCAACGTAGCCCATGCTTGAGTAACTACACCAGCAGGAGTAATCTTGGATACGGTATCGTTAAGTTGGTTAGCAGTATAAACATTACCAGAACTATCTATTGCTATTCCATATGGACCAGCACCACTAGCCAACGTAGCCCATGCTTGAGTAACTACACCAGCAGGAGTAATTTTAGATACGGTATTGTTAGAATAATTAGCAGTATAAACATTACCAGAACTATCTATTGCTATTGCTACTGGAGCACCACTAGCCAATGTAGCCCATGCTTGAGTAACTACACCAGCAGTAGTAATCTTGGATACGGTACCGTTACCATTATTAACCGTATAGACACTAGGAATAAGTTTAAAAAGATTAGCAGCAAACCCTAATGCTCTAGCAGACATTGATCCTATAGTTGTAATACTTGGCATTTATATCTCCTAGAATTGTGTCAACGAAGCAAGAACTGTATAAGTTGCTGAACCTGTCTTTACTATGGTGTATGTGTAAACATCTATACCATTAGAATTACCAGAACTAGGAGGGGATGCTCCTTGCCAGTAAGGAGTAACCGACGTACCATCAATTTGGAATCCTGTTTGATAATATGCTATTGCACCTTGTGTGGCCATAAATGCTAATGTTACGGTACTTCCGATATTTACTGCTGCATTGTATGTTGAACCTAACCATCCAACATTTATTGTCCAGTTAGCTGTAGAGTTTGCTGTGTAATAAATAATAGATCCTTGGTTTGGATTAAAACTTATAGTTCCTGTTGCACCAGAAGCAACGATCTTAGTAGTTTCCATTACACTGTTAGCAACCATATTAGGTATGGTAACAGTTCCTGAGAATGTGGCACCGCTTAGTGGTGCATAACCACTTGAGGATGTATTGGCAGAATAACCAGAAGGAGATGCCTGAACCCATTGGGATCCGTTTGTATCGGTATAGTAGATAAACAAAATTCCTGTATTACTATCCCACCACATATTACCAACACTAGGTGAAGAAGGTGGTGTAGAACCAACATTGACAGAAGAACCTGAACCTGTGGATATAACATTTCCATTTATAAGAATGTTAGCAGCATTAATGGTACCATTAACGTCTAGTTTATAACCAGCAGTTGTTCTACCAATAGCAACGTTACCAGGAATATATAAATCGCCTGCAAGAGAAACACCAGAGGTATTCTGTAATGCGGTGTTTGCCACACCAAAGGCCGCATTAATAACACCAAAGGCACTATTAACTGCCGTATAAGTTGTATTGGTAAGACCAAAAGCAGCAATAGTGTTGGTTGATACACCATTAGCAAAACCAAAAGCGGCAGCACCATTAGTTGAAGTATAAGCATTATTTGCCACACCAAAGGCCGCATTAATAACACCAAAGGCACTATTAACTGCCGTATAAGTTGTATTGGTAAGACCAAAGGCCGCAGCACCATTTGCTATAGTATAAAATGTAGCATTGGCATAATTGTTTGCATTAGTACCTACAGTATTAGCATATACGTTTGACCAGTTATTGGCACCAATACCAGCATTTACAACGTCTGTATTGGATGCAATATAGGTTGTAATAGGTGCTGCATCATTAGAGGTAAATGACCAAGCATTTGCAGACTCAATCCATAGAATTGCCGCATTAGAGTTTCTTGCACCCCTATTAATTTCTATACCAGCATTTTCTACAGGAACAACACTACTAGGAATATCGGCATTTAGAGTAATCATATTATCGCCGATATACAAGTTACTTGTATTCAGGGATGTAGAAAGTCCTGAAATGGTAAGGTTACCTTGAACGACAAGATCCCCTGTAATGGTATCACCGGCCTTCTTTACATAGGTAGAACCAGCATATGTATTAGCATTGTTGGCAACTGTACCTGCTTGGTTAGCAGCACCAAATGCGGCATTTGCAATTGTACCTGCTCCGTTTGCCATAACACCGGCATAATTATTTGCTGATGTGGCAATTGTGTTGGCGTATGTATTAGCATTAACACCAACGGTATTAGAGTAAACATTAGACCAGTTATTTGTTGAAGCAAACGATGGAACAACATTTACGCCATTGACAACCAATGCGTTTGCTATATTAGCAGTACCAGCAACATCCAACTTATACTGTGGATTTGTTGTACCGATACCAACATTGGCACCACCAACAGAATCCTGAATACGCATAGCTTCGTTTGATGCTAAAGTTCCACGAACGAAGAATGAAACATATTTGTTTGTTACTGATGTATTGGCAGTACCAATTGAGAGAGCACCATCAGATGTATAAACATATCCGTCATCTGCACCGTTGATTGTCCAACCTGCCTGATTATATCCGGAACTATTGATACCAACGTCAATAAAGTTTGTAGTATCTGTACCGTTATCGGCAGTTGCAACCAAGTCAGATGAAGAACCAACACCGTTTGTTGCGTTGCGGATATTCAACTGAGTTGTAAAGTTTGATGTACCTTCAGCATCAAAGATAGCACCGGCAAGTGTGGTTGATGTGGCACTACCTGTAATAATTTGAACTGGATATGCAGGATTTGCTGTACCAAGACCAATGTAACCAGATGGTGTCAAAGACATAAGAATGTTTGTACCAACACCACCAGCAAAGAATTGTAGGCCATCGGATGTACCGACACTGATACGACCATTGCCTGTTACATAATCAACAACAATACCATCTGTAAATGAACCGGTGAAATTATTTCCTGAATATAGACCGTTATTAGCAGTAATATAACCAGTATGAATTAGATTTCCGTTAAATACAGTGCCACTGGTATTTGATAATTTTGTTGATGCATAACCATTGGCACTATTGGCCATAACACCTGCATAGTTATTAGCTGCTGCTACTGAATTATTGACATATGGATAATCCATACCAGGGCTTACAGCAACATTTGCAGCGGAAGTCAAACGACCATAGGCATCAACAGTAATTACTGGAATTGATGTAGAACCACCATATGTAGCTGCTGTAACACCAGTAGAAATTAGATTGATTGTAGGTGTTGTACCACCAGAGCTAAAGATTTGTCCTGATGTACCAGTAACGGATGCTACTTTGGTTGCAGCAACGGCATTTGCAGCATTGGCCATTGCACCAGCATAACCATTAGCACTATTAGCCATAGCACCAGCATAATTGTTTGCAGATGTGACACCTACTTGTGCAATATCGTTGGCCGCAGCACCAACTGATACTGCATATCCATTAGAGGAGTTAGCCATAACACCAGCATAGTTGTTTGCTGCTACGGCAATTGTGTTAGCATATGAATTAGCATATACCGCAACCTGATTGGCCAAAGAGTTGGAACTATTGGCCATAGAACCGGCAAAGTTATTAGCAGATCCGGCAGATGTTGCTGTATAACCATTGGCAGCATTTGCCATTGCACCAGCATAATTATTGGCTGATGTTGTGGATGCATTTGTATAGTTATTTGCAGCAATTGCTATTGTATTAGAATATCCGTTAGCAGCAATGGTAGCAAAGTTTACGTAAGCATTTCCTGCCGTACCAACAAAGTTAGCATATGCATTGCCTGAAGCACCAATTGTTATAGCATAAGCATTTGCTGATGTGGTTGACAGGTTGACATAAGCATTTCCAGAAATACCTACGGTATTACTATAGGCATTAGATGCTGCTAAACCAACATTGGCATTATTGTATGCTGCATTAGCAACACCAAAGGCCGCATTGGTAACATTAAATGCTACGTTATCTTGAGCACCTAAAGCATTAGCACCACCAAATACGGTATTTACAAGGTTAAATGCCGCAACTCCGATATTGGCTTGTAAAGTTCCATATTCGGACGCTGTTAGATGGAAGAACTCTGTGTTTGGTAACCCACCTTGAATACCAGCCAAAGAGTTATGCGCAGGATTGGTAGGAACACTGGCAGATGGTGCAGTTGTAATGTTTAGCGCACGAGGAGCAACGGCAAGTTGTGCTTTACCGGATGTGTTAAATGAGTTTTTTGCGAACCATGTAAATTGGTATGCAAAGACATACTCAACACCTTGTAGTGATGACCAATCCCATGTTGTAATGTCTTCCAACTGTGCCGCAGAAGATGAACCAAATTCACCTCTACCATTGACGAATATAAAACGACCGGCACCTTGATAGGTTGTAAATAACAAATAAGAGTTATAATAATTATTATTTTTTCCTGCTGTCAGTGTACCATTATTATCCCACTGGATGATACCACCATCGTGATAATAAGGCATATCGGAAAAACCCCAGGTCCATACATCAGGACCTGAAGATAATCTATAATATGTGATATAGTTATTACTTGCAACACCTGTAACGTTCAATGCTGATTGAGTTTTTGTTAAGGACTCTTCTTGTAATATGGTGGTACTAACACTAATAAGATTATTAGCATTTGATGTACCACCTACAGTATATCCGCTTAATGCACCTACAGTTGTTGCTCTTGTACCAAGAACAGTATGTAAATAATAATCTAATGTTGTTGTTGAAGAAGATAAGAACCTTTTATCATCCAAATGGAACATTGGGCTAGTATAAGAATTATATTGAATGAAGGCAACTGGAACAGTGGTTGGGTCATTCATATTCCATGCTGTTGTAGAAACTGTTAGTGTGCCATTTGTATCGTTATTAATACTAACCCAATAATTACCATTAGCGGCAGGTGCTGATATCGCAAGATTTGCAGTTCTGGCACCATAACAAACATATCGCTGGCCATTCATATAGTAAGCCCAACCATTGTTTGTATTAGCAAGAGTGAATGTATTGTTTTGATATCCACCAAGTGAAATGGATGTATCACTTTGCCTTACAAAACCACGCATCTGGAGATCGTATGTGGTATTGGCAGAGGTTGATGCTGCTACGTTTGAGATTCCGTATACGGTATTGACAATACCAAATACAGCGTTTGTTAGTGTATAGTTAGCATTTCCTGAAACATAACCAGCATTAGCAACACCAAATGCAGCATTAGAAACTTGATAAGCACCTATAGTAGCATAAGATGCCTCAGTATAAGCATTGACCGCATTTGCCATTGCACCAGCATAGTTATTAGCTGCCGATGTGGAAACATTTACATAGGCATTACCTGAAACACCAACGGTATTAGCCCAGGTATTAGATGCTGAGGTTGATAAGTTGACATAAGCATTTACTGCCGCAACCGCAACGTTTGTATAGTTATTGGATGCTATTGCTACTGTATTGGCATAGGCATTGGCATTTACTCCAATTGATCCGGAATAAGCATTAGCAGCAGCACCTACAAAGTTAGCATAAGCATTACCGGAGATACCAATGGTATAAGCATAACCATTGGAACTATTTGCCATGATTCCAGCATAGTTATTACCTGATGCACCAACTGATACTGCATAACCATTGGAAGCATTTGCCATAGCACCGGCATAATTATTAGCACTTTGAGTTGCTGTATTTACATAAACATTACCTGAGGCACCAACTGTATTTGCCCAGTTGTTAGCAGCAACAGAGATAGCATTAGCATTACCGTAGGCAGCATTGGCAACAATAAAAGCAGCATTAGCAATTCCACCAACTGTGTTGGCATAACCACCAACTGTATTTGTTGACCCAAAAGATGCATTAATAACACCAAATGCACTATTAACTGCGGCATAAGTCGTATTGGTTAAACCAAATGCTACATTGGTAGTATCATATGACGAATTAGCAACTGTGTATGCCGCATTAGCCTTATTAAATGCAGGAGAAAGATCCGGTGTCAAAGATGCTGCATAAGCATTAGCACTATTAGCCATAGCACCTGCATAGTTATTTGCAGCATTTGTAGATGTGTATGTATAAGCATTAGAGGAATTTGCCATATAACCAGCATAGTTATTGGCAGAAATGATTGATGCTAGAACGTTTTGCCCGGCAACCAACAGTGTTGGATTTGTGATGTTTGCATTAGCAGTGACAACTAGCCCATTGCGGACTACAAATTCTTTGTTTGACACTTGGTTCCCTTTCCCCTAAATGTCTATTTGATCTATTTATATAATTTTTATTTTTAATACCTTAATCATCAAGTGTTGTTCTTAATACTCTAATTGTAGAAGAAGCATACTTAGGAACAACATTTAATCTAACTTCACCTAAAGTAACAGATGCACTAAATGTAGCAAGAATGTTGGAAGTATATAACAATCCATATTCTGTAATAAATGTATCTGTGCTATTATGAATTAGAGAAATCTGTGTGGTTTCCCATTCAACACCAGCGTCAATTGTAATAGTATAATGAGCCGAACGATATGAAGTTGTTTGGAAATGGTCTAGAATTTGGTCATTATTTGAAGATGTTGTTAATGTAAAGTTTGTAAGTTTGGAAGATCCTACTGTTACACTTCCTGTAATTATCAGGTCACCATTAAATACACTACCAGAATTATTTGCAAGAGCATTGTTAGCAGTTGTAAATGCCGTGTTGATAACACCAAATGCTGAATTAACAGCGGTATAGGTTGCATTTGTCAGATTATATGAAGTATTGGAATTATCAAATGCTGCATTAGCAATTGTCATAGAGGTGTTTACATAACCATATACGGTATTTGATAAATATCCAGCATAGTTATTTGCGGAAGATGTGGATAAATTTGTATATGAATTACCTGATGTTCCAATTAAATTGGCATATACATTACCTGAAATACCTACTGTAGTAGCATAACCATTAGCACTATTGGCCATCTGACCTGAATAGTTATTGGAAGATTCAATGTCTGTATTAGAAGCTATGTATAATTCTTTAGAACCATCATTAGTAAAAGCCCACTTAGTTGCTGATTCATCCCAAACAAGATATGTATTAGAACTTGTGCCTCTATTAATTGATAAACCACTATTTACACCGAGTGGTGCTGAACCTGATGGTAGTTCAGCATTTAAGACAATAGTGTTATCACCTACTAAAAGTTTCTGAACATTGGCATAAAGAGTGGTACCTTTGACGGTAAGATTACCAGATACAGAAACATCACCTGTAACTGTTCCACCCGCATAAGGAAAATATGTTGCAGATGCATAGGCATTAGCAGAATTGACCATTGCACCGGAATGGTTATTAGATGAGGCGGTGGATAGGTCCGTATAAGAATTACCAGAGGTACCAATTAGATTAGCATAAGCATTGCCCGAGGCACCAACGGTATTGGCCCAAGTGTTTGCATTTACACCTACCGTATTTGCAAACGTTCTAGCATAAGAATTGGAACTATTTGCCATCTGGCCGGAATAGTTATTAGCAGCATTTGTGGATGTATCTGTATAACTATTAGCAGATGTTCCTACAAGATTTGCATAAGCATTACCGGCAGCACCAACTGAAACTGTATATCCATTAGCACCTATACCAGTATTGTATGCTAGAGAATTTGCAGAGTTTGCTTTATCAAATGCTGCATTAGCAGTATTAAATGCAGGAGCAACCTGAGGAGCAACATTATTGGCAGATTCAAAGGCAGCATTAGCAACATCATAAACAGAATTAGCAGCAAAATAAGCAGCAGCAGCAATGTCAAATGCTGCATTTGCTCCATCTAAAGCAAGGTTTGCTCTATTACTAATGTCTGTAAAATTTAATCCACCTGAAAGAGTATTAGCATAGTCAAACGCGACATTGGCAATGTCAAATGCTGGTTTTAGATTAGCACTAATAGTTATGATGTCGTTGATAATATCGGAAGTAATACCAATATTTTGACCTGGAACTATAGAAAGAACTGAACTATTACTTAGTGCTGTAATAAGAGAGTTATTGGCATTAATAGTAGCAAAACTATAAACATTACCAGAACCAGAAAAACTTACAATTTGTCCTGTAACGTTTTTATAATAAAATTTACCATCAGCATAGTTAAGAGCAATCTCACCATTGGACAGGCTATTTGGTATATGAGACGGTACGCCGGAACTTTTAAGTTGAATTACTGTGTTTGACATTAAAAATCGTCAGCTTTCTCTTCCGGTTCTACAGATGAAACAATGTTTTTGGTATTTATACTTTTTTTAGGAAAAGATTGAGACGATTTTTTAACATTTTGATTTTCAAGTATTTCTATTTGTTTTTCTTTTTCATCAAGTAATTTTTTCAGTTCATCTAATTCAGTAGATAAGTTTTGTAAACTATCATATTTTTCTTTTAAAGAATTAAATTCATTATTTTTATCAATAAGTTGCTTTTTTACATCATTGAATTGATTAGTCAAAGTATCTAAAACTGATACTTTATTTTTCAATGCATTACATTCATCTTCCCATCTTTTGGCATCTTTACGAGCATTATTTATTTGCTCATTGTCAATTGTTTTAGTTTTTTGCAGTTCTGTGCGAGTATTACTTAATTTTCCTTCCAAATCGGAACGAGTAAAGTCCAACTTTGATTGTAGGTCGGACTTACTCATTTCCAATTCGGATTTAACTTTATTCAACTCTTCTTGGAGTTTTATTACTTCTTCAACTTTTGCTTTTGCTATATCATTTGATAATTTTGTCTGCGTTTTTAATTGTAGAATGGTACTTATATTTTCATGTAACATTCCAATCGCATTTTCAATATAAGAATTAACAAAAGCACTTGAATCCGACATAACCAATCTCCAGTTTACGAGTTAAAAAATTAGAAAGAACCTCCGTCTAGCATACCGAAGAATGGAACACCGAGTGTATCAGCCTGTAATACTTGACCTGATGTACCAGCAGCAGTTACGTTCAAAGGACCTGTTGTATTACCGTATAGTATACCGTTTACGGTGAATGTACCTACTCCTGTACCGCCATAAGAAACTGCTAGTGTTCCTGTATTAATGTAGGATGCATTAGCAGCATTTGTATTTGCAGCTGATCCTACTCCATCGGCATAAACATTAGCAGATACACCAACTGCCGCAGCATAAACGTTAGCAGCAACGCCAACTGCTGATGCATAAGAATTACCGGCCTCAATGTCTGTATTAGAAGCAATGAATAGTTCAGTTAGACCGTCATTTGAAAAGGCCCATTTAGTAAATGATTCGTCCCAAACGAGATATGTATTGGTAGATGAACCACGGTTAACTTGGAAACCAGATTGCAACATATATGGTGCATCTGTGCTTGGTAACTCTGCATCCAAAATAAGAAGATTAGTGCCTACTTGAGCTGTTGTTGTATTAACATAAGTGGTTGTACCAGTTACATTAAGATTACCTGTAATAGCAATATCACTTGCAATCGTTTGTGTTTGTCCAGGTAAAGACAATTTTACAAATGTTGTATTTGCCCAAGTATTAGATGCGTTTGCATAACCATAAGCAGCATTTGCTACATCAAAGTTAGCATTGGCCAGTGTATATGCTGCATTGGTAACGTCAAAATTAGCATTGGCAAGAGTGTATGCTGCATTGGTAACATCATAATTGGAATTTGCTAATCCATATGCCGCATTGGTAACATCAAAGTTAGCATTAGCAAGAGTGTATGCAGAATTAGTGGTATTAAATGTTACATTTAATAGGTCAAATATAAAAGCTGTATCAGAAGAAGTATTTGCTTGTGCATAAGCAGCATTAACTAAATCGTAAATACTGTTCTGTTGATCAATGAAAAACTGACCGCCAATGGCTATAACGCCATCGCCAGCTGCATTACCTATAAATAGTTTTTCAGAATTATAGGAATACGCAAGTTCCGCTGGATTTAGTGATCCATCTATTGGAACTGGTGTTGATGAAGATCGTTTGATCTGGATGATTGTATTACTTGCTGTCATATCTTAAAATTCTCCTCCGTCTAAGATGGGCAATGTTTCTATTTTAAACTTTCCACTTTGCGCATCGTAAACGACAGTTTCGTTATTTGCTATATGGCTAGCGTCAACATCTTTAAGTTGAACGAGTTCCTGCACTCCGCCAGCACCCACGCCATTAAAGGTATTTATCAAAATACGATTTTTAGGTGTGGTAGTTACTGTTATCTTAGCCATGTTCGTTTACCTATTGTGTTATTGATGGTGTTACAAACATAAGACCTTCAATAAGTCTGGATCTTAATCCAGCAACAGTATCATTCACTTTAACATCAAAGAAATATGTTCCAGCCTCTATATTGGCCGTATTAGCAGCATCTAGTTCTACAAAGATTTCACCAGAATTAGCATATGGAATAGTGCAAACCAAGGTAGCAGTTATATTTTGAGAAAGAATAGACTTCCTCATCGTGCTTGTTACAATATATCCAGTCAAATTTTGTGCTAAATTATTATCTTCACTATTAATTTGAATTGTGGTACTGAAATCGGTACCCTGATCCATATAGAGTTCTACGTATTCGGACAATTTATCCTACTCCTGGTAAGAATGATCCATAAAGATAAGTTCCATCACAAATGAATGAGAAGATATCATGTGCACCAGCTGATGTGGATAAAGGAGGTGCAGCAGCTCCTGGCCATTTAAATGCGGTACTAAATGAAAGTGTTCTAGAACCTGTTGAATCTTGATATACATGGAGTATATATGTTCCTACTTTTAAATTGGTAGGTGTAGCGAGTGTAGCATTACCTGTGAGTGTTACAGTTGCAACTGTACCTGAAGACGTATTCCAATTAATTGTGCTTCCGTATGTCAAAGTTTGCTGTAAGAACCCTGCACCGGACATATTTATGGTTCCGGTAAAAGTTGGGCTAGAAATGGTCGGGCTAGCAAGAGGTGCATAAGTGCTTGCTGCTACTGCGCTTGATAAGAAATTAGAAGATGTCCAATTTTGAAGATATGTATTAGTTGTTTGTATGAAACTGTTAGCACTTAGTGCAACACTATTTGCTCTATTAAATGCAGCAACAACGTTTGAGGATAATGCAATACTATCATAATTATAACCATCATTTGTTACAGACCAGAAACCTGTTGATTCAATCCATCCTAAGAATGTATTTGGGCTTGTACCACGATTGATAACTATACCTGAGTTGACAGATAAAGGTGGTGAATTGTTGGCCAATTGAGCATTAATAACAACAATGTTATCACCAATGAGCAATTGCTGACTACTAGCATACGTTGTAGCACCAGAAACGATAAGGTTACCTGCAACAGAAATATCACCAGAAATAGCACCACCACTCTTTTTGAAGTATGTTGCTGCTGAATATGAGTTGGAACTATTAGCCATGAATCCAGCATAACCGTTGGAACTATTAGACATAGCACCAGCATAGTTATTGGCTGAAATAGCAGTATTTGAAATATTATTAGCATTTGTATTTGCTTTTGCGAATACAGCATTAGTGGTTAAATAATTACTATTGCCCATAACATATGCTGCGTTAGTAACCGTAAAGTTCATGTTGGCCATTACATATGCAGCGGACAAACGGACGTTATCCGTATTTGACTGTGTAAATGCGGCGTTAGTTACCACATAGTTAGCATTGGCCATGGTATAAGCAGAATTGATTACAACAAATTCGGAATTTGATTGGTTGAAGCAAGCAAGGTTTGTTGCAATTGTAGTAACACCCTGAGAGTTAAGAGCATTACAAAAAGCGAGAGCAATATTTGCTTGATTATATCCTAGGTTTGCTGTGGTATACGATGAATTAGTTGTGATAAAATTGATATTTACAGAATTGTATGCTGCGGTAAGTCTTACGTTATCCGTATTTGACTGTGTAAATACGGAATTGGTTACGACATAATTTGCATTGGCCATAATATATGCTGAATTAACCACCACATAAGCAGAGTTAGAACTTGTATAAGCAGCATTAGTAACCGTAAAGTTCATGTTGGCCATTACATAGGCCGCAGACAAACGGACGTTATCTGTATTAGATTGCCCAAATACGGAATTGGTTACCACATAGTTAGCATTACCCATGGTATATGCTGCATTGATTACACCAAATGCTGAGTTTACTGCATTATAAGTAGCATTGGTTAAAAGATAACCAGAATTAGCGGTTCTATATGAAGAATTGGTTACATCAAAGGCTGCATTTGTTAATGTATAAGCAGAATTGGTGGTATCAAAAGCAATATTAGTTACTACGTAGTTAGCATTAGCCATTGTATAACAGGCGTTTGTAGTATCAAAAGCAATATTAGTTGTGTCAAAAATCAGATTTGCAAATGCGTTCAACTCACCAGCATATAAAATTACCTGGTTTGTTTTAGAAAGCCAGGTACCAAATGTATCAGTTAGGTTAACGTTTGCGATTCCCATTTACTTTACCAATCCTTTTAACAAATTCTTAATTTCTTCTATATCTTTTTTTAGTTCAGAAACATCTTCTCGTAAGATGTCCGTTTCTTTCATCTTTTGCATTTTTATTTTATATGCCTGAAGTGCATCTATATCCTTATTTATCAGAACTCCTTCACGCTCTTTGTAAATACCATGAATTTCAGTTTTTTTAGACATGTTTCACCTTATAATTGTAATGCGATTGCTCTTAGTTCGGATGCCTTTGGAACCGAAGCAGGATTATTGGCCAACAATACAATCTTAATAGCAAAGTATTGGAAGTTTGTATAAGTTGTTCCATTAAGAGTATATTGAAATTCCCCACTAGGCCCTGTCAAGACTGATGTTGGTAATACATATGAGAAGTCAATATAGTTTGATGTATCGGAAGCTGATGAATATACCTGACCACTATTACCTTGATATGGCATTAGAATCCAAGGTTTATTATCAAAATTATCCGTATCATATTGGTTCATTAACTTACAGTAAACCAAAATATCTGTTCCCGGTGGGCGATAGTTGGTTAGATAAACATTCAAGTCATTAGCCGCTTGACCTGGAGCAAGTGTAATTGTTTCTGAAATATATTTATTAAGTGCTGAACCACCTCTTGGATTAGTTTCACCTGTTGCATCAGCATTAACTAGATTATCAATAAGAACAGAATATGTTGAAGACAAATCTAATAAAGGAGATGTATATATTGAGTTGCTTTCAAATTGAACTTGAACTTTATTTGAACGATTACCAGATAATGCGGATGATTCCAATGATTTGGAATAAATTTGCATTTCGTTTTTAAAGAATGTTGCAGAAGAATCTGTAACATTAACATACCCATTGTCACTCAAAGCACCTACTTGATAAGTATCCATAGCATATTGAGAACCTGTTTTAGTAAAATTCAGAATATCAGGCTGGAATTGAGCACCGGAATATGTGTAATTTAAAATATCCGTGATTTTGGCATGAAATGCATATCCACCAGACCTTGTGTCTTGTATCCAATCACCTACTTTGAAACCACCTGTTGAGTGTGACATTTCAACATAGACATTGGAATAATTATCATTATAGAATGTCAATACTGCTGAATTATTGGCAATTCCTGCTACGATACCCTGACCACCGGATGTAGCAGTTACTTTCTCACCCAACTGATAACGAGTATTGGATGTTTGATAATTGGATCCACTAACCGAAATTAATTGGCCTGCTGCGGTAGCACCAGAAACGTTTCCTGTTAGAGTATCTCCTACCGTAATAGTTCCACTTACGCCTGATAATGTTAATGTATCACCCGACACAAAATGGTCATTAATAAGGCTACCAAATGATGCACTGACATCCGAAAGATACCATTTCTCAATACCTTGTTCACCTAAGGTACATGTTGCAACACCTTGATTAAATGTGGCTGTATAAACGTTAATAGTAAGGTCGGTATCTGTAATGAGATTCCATGTGATATTATCATTTGTAAAATAGAAATTTCCGTATTGCTGTCTGTTATTGAAAGAAGCGCCGTTATTTCTATCTTGTTGACCTAATTGAGCCACCCATAAGTATGTGTCAGGGTCAACAAGACCTCCTGCTCCAGCAGTACCGTGTATTGTAAATGCATAAGAACGGTTATTATTTAAGAATACCGGATAAGGGAATCTTATTTGTAATGGATTGTTAATACCATTAGTAGATACTGGAATATCTGCATTTTTAATATAAACATAACTTCCAGGTAATTGTGTATTAGTAATCTGCCCTGCTGCATCCAATGTTCTAATTTCAAACCAAAGGTCTCTAGTGGCTGATTTTGCCTGAACAAACACATCATAACCTAAGCAATAAACACCTTCTTCATCGGATGGAACTTTGATATTAACATTATAAGCCATACAACAGTTATGAACCACATAACCTTCGACGATATATGTGGAGTCACCGCTAAGTGTTAGATCGTAAACTGTGTAGTCTGGATCAAAGTCAACGATTTCGGTACCTAGTGTTTTATAATCAACAAATTTAAAGTTGATCTTGTCATCTGACTCCATGTCAACAATTTTTAGTTTATCAAGTGGATCAATACCCTCTTCACGGTTTTCACCTTCGAGAATATGCTGGTTGGTACCATTCTTTCTAATGACACTCTTTGGATCCCAAGTTTTCCAACCCTTGTCAGTTAGGAAGATGTGATCGTCTGTGGCATAGAATCCTTCCTGGAACTTAACCATCTTACGGTCACCGACGTTAATTGTCCTTGACTTCATAACGGTATTAATGTCACCATTCGCACCGATTACCTTTTCACCAATATTAACATCAGAGATCGGTTTCCAGGTCTTGTCGGCCATCAACACCTTTGCTTCTGGATTGAAGCAGGAGTAAGGAGGAGGCGTTGTATTGACGATAGTGGTGTTAGCATATGATAGATAGCTTTGTTGCAAAGGAGTTGAGGTATATTGAACTGAATTAGTTGAATATACCGTTTCTTGTAAAGTTTGTTGTGTTCCTTGTGCAAAGAAATATGCTTGTGCCCATGTGGTAACATCTTGAGCAACAGAAAGAGTTCCTGGATTAAGAGCCAAATCATCTTGAATGAGCATAACCCTTTGACCTGTTTGGAATTTAGGTGTTCCGGGATTCTTTACTGTATCAAAAATCTTAAAAGAAAAATAAAGTGTTCCATCAGGATTAACAATAAGAGGATCACCCATTTTAGCCCATCCACTAGTCGATAACAATGTAGAAACTTGTGGATTCTGGACACCAGCTGTTGTGTATGTGTTCACCCTAGAAACAGCATTAAATTGTTCTTCGGTAAGAGGTGTGCAGTATGCATCAACATGTACCGTGTCAAAAAAAGAATACATACGACTATTTGGTTTTAAATTAGAAACATTAACAATAATATCTTGTGGTTGAATATATGGTATAATAGAAGTATCAATAACATTATAACCACCAACAGCTTGACCGCTTTGATAGGTAACAAAGTTACTTGCACCAATTCGGTCATTTTCGGTGGTTTGAACTATAGTAGCACCACCTTTTCCGTAACTATGAACCCAAGTATCTACATAACTTGCAGCATCGGCATAGGTTGAGAACGTTTTAGATGGTTCATTTGTTGCTGCCCATCCTGTACCATAAACGGTATAACCAGTAATAAACTGAGTCCAAGCACCCCAAGTTTCACCTAACCACTGTGTTGTTTGAACTGCGGTAGAAACAGGAACTGCTGGACCTGTACCAACAGTTACGTCGATGAGTGCACCTTGTGATGTTATGTTGACGTATTGATCTGGAGCATACTGAGTATCAACCCAAACGTCATCGGATGGGTTCAATGTCATTCTACCAACATAATAATAAGCGTTTCTTTCCAAATTCATCCATCTTGTTACCCAAGGCTGGCTAAAATATTGATTTTCTGTATATGTAAAAGTAATCTTACCATTACTCATTACTGTTTCAGAACCACCCAAATAATCGTAGTAAATTGGCTTAGATGAATAAATTGGTCTGATACACAACTCAATAGGATCAAATGAAATCCTCATATCAGGGTTTGTTAATATAGCTGATGAAGAGGAATCTTTAAAATTATCAACAAAAATACCATTCTTAAACCTGTTTAATCCATTAGCATTGGTAATATTCATATTGATTGCTGAGGATTCTAACAATGTCAATGAAGCATAGTATTCTAGATTAGAGATACGGTTATCAAGGATACCAAGGTCTCTCATAGTATAAATTTTTGTTGAAACTGTCTGTACCGAACATGCAAGGTCCTGACGGCCTATTAGGTTACCATATGCTGGTGACAATGATGGATACGGAGCCAAACTAATAATAGCAATAGCCATCTGTGTATCAAGGGCTGTTGGTGGAACCGGAGTGACCGCAGGAGTTCCTTTCAATACAGATAGAACACCATTTTTATTACCAACAAGAACATCTTGACGACCAAGATAATATGAATAACTGTATGTTAGCTGTGTTGATGGAACAGGGAAAAACAATTCATTTGAATAATAGAATGATGTTGATTTTATAGGATTAACCGATAATGATGGTGAAGAAGCAGATGTAACATCATTAGCAATATTTAATTTTACAGGTCTAAAATCCAAATAGTTTCTTAGATCATATGATTTTCTATATGATGGAGAAATATAAATTGGAATTTGTTCTGTTCTAATAGCATTTGTTGGTGTAGGAACAGTAAAGTCATCGATGTTATAAGAGTCGATGGTAAAATAACCTGAGTAATTACCGAAGTTTGGTAAGAAGTAATCAAAATAAACCAAGAGATAATCACTAGCACCTGGTACAAATCCTGCAATAGGAACAATACTTGCTGTGTCATACATTGTATCTCTTTGGCCATTATCTAATTTAAAATACGATGTGACATCTGTACCATCGTTCAGACTAGTAGGTTGAGAACCTGACTTTCTAATAACATTTCTAATTTTGTAAACATCTGAGAATCCTAATGGATATGGACCTGTTATACCATTAGGATGTGAACCAACGCTGATAAGAACATATCTTCCAGGTGTTAAAGTTTTAGGAACTTCTTGAATGCCTTCAGTAGCCATTCTATAAGTAACTGTTACAGGAACAGTATTTGAATAACCTTCTTGCATATCAATCAGTAATGTTGTTGGTGTTGCAATAACAACTCTTTGTAGTCCGTTTCTGACACCGACACCGTTTAGATTAGCAATATCACCAGTTTTATATGCTTTAAAGATACTGTTGGTCGTCACTGTTGCAGGAACAGGAGCAGAAAGTGTCATAACACTATCATTAGCAATTGCTGTGATATAATAAGTGTTTGATAGACCTGTAATCTCAACTTTATCACCAACATTTAGATAGGTAAAATATGTTGAAACACCGTGAATAGTGGTACAAGCACTACCAAGGGTAGAAACTGTGGCTCCGCCCCACAAAGGACCAATGTTTGTTGATGCTTGGTATGTTAGTATGATATCATCTGCTATTTCTGTCTCAGAAAGATAACCATTTCCGTAAGGAAGAGTTTGCGTACCTGATAGACCGGTTGCAATTGTAAGTGAAACATTACCAAAAGTTGTTAAAGATAAAGATGATCCTGTTTGATTATAGTAATAAGTTACAGAACCTCCACCATCAACGTTACGAACTGTTTTTGTTGATGATGAACCAACATAGTATAACAAAGGTTGAGGATATGTAGCTTGAATAACAGTATTGGCTGTTCCAAATGTAGCACCAACAATATCAGCACCTGAATGAGCACCACTACCAATATAATATAAACTTAAAACTTGTGAGAAATTATAACCTGAGTTCATGGTGATGTCGGTCAAATAGACATTATAGACCGCATCATATCCTTTTGTACCAGAAACATATTCAACAGATGATACAATTGCAGAACCGATCTGATTACCTACTACAGCACCAGTTGACCATTTCTGACCGTATGGTGCTCCACCATTAGTAATTCTTTGGTTCGGTGTATCGTAGAAATAAACTCTAGAACCTACGTCAGCATACCATGTACCAACAAACTCATTAACTGTTACATATTGTCCCATAGCTGTTGATGATACTTGAATACCAACATTTTGATAATCTAGTGGCTTGGTAATTGTAATATCATATTTTCCAGGATTGGTTAGTGAATAACCTTTTACATATGCTCTACCAGCACTTACAGAGGTAATCAACAAGTCCGTATTACCACCTTGTGCAGGTGTATAACGACCATTATTGACACCATTATTTTCATGTTCTTGTAACTGAACACCTAACCCACTAACAACAAAGTCACCATCAACGTCATACATTCTTTGTGCCATAGCATCATTAATACTATTGAACTGAGTTTGATCATTTAAGATTTGAATGTTGCCGTTTGCAATAGCAAATAATGTAATAAAATCGGCAGGTGGTGTTGTTCCATATGGAAGGACTGTTAATTCTGGATCTAATCTTAGACGGTCGGCACCTGGTGCACCATAGTTTGATGACTGTAATGCAGGATCTAATAGGGAAGAATCTGTAGAAGATGTTACGATATCTTCATATACGTAGAAACCAACAAGAGAAGATGGATTTGGATTATATCTCTCAAGGATTGTTGACTGAGTTGGAAAGTATATAAAGTGGTCTTTAGCAAAGAATACACCTTCTGAAATCTCAAACCAAGAAGCATAGCCTGTGTTAGCAACAGGGTCATTATCCAATACAATAGCAGTGGTTATTGTATTTGCTATTGTTAAAGTTTCACCAGCTGGAAATACTCGTTGCTGAGAATTTGCGGATGAAGCAGTGAGATACTGAACATATAATGTTTTGGTATTTGTAGATGTACCATCAGTATCTAATACTGTGATAACCTGAGCAGAAATATTACTGGATGCGCCTGTTACTGTCTGACCGATAAAGGTCTGAACGTTTACGGTATTACCTAAAGGAGTTGTATTTTTAATTTTAACATAAGGAAGTGGATTACCTTTTACATCTCCGTAATTTGATCGGATATTAAAAGCACCAGGAATAATGATAGAACCGTCTTTGTAGATATTTGTACCAAATCGTTTGATCTGGCTTTGTATCATTGTCTGTAATTGTGTTAGTTCACGGGCCTGAACTGAATAACCAGGTTTAAAAAGGATGCGATAGTATTCTTTTGCTGGATCGTAGTCATCATAATAAGGTAGAACGTTAAAATTGGTTGACAAACTACTTTGAATCTGGTTTGCAGAATTTGAATATGTATTTGCACCGTTAAAATCTGTGAATGACATTTTCTATCTATCCTTTTAGAAACTTAGAACTATTTTGAAATCTTCATTTTGATCTGTAGCACGTTCAATGGATGTGATGTTGTCCTTATATAGGATATACCCCTTATAAGGTTGACAGTCAGGTTGTTGTACCGAACTAAGGTATCTGGCCGCAGCAGATTTATAACCTGTTAGCAATGATGAAGTTGGAGTACCTTGAATATTATTTACTTTTATTATAGAATTTGCAGAATCCCATGCAGCAACCACACCTGTAAATGTAGCATTGGCCAAGCTGGTTCCCTGATAAACTGTTTCATCTAATAAATAATTCGTTGTTGAACTACTCTGACTCAAAGTTATTGAAGTTAATTGCGAAAACGCAGTATTTGTCATAGGAGTCGTTGTACCATATACTATAGGTTCTTGTAGTAAAGAAATCTGTCTATAATTACCTTGAGTATTAATTACACCATTTTCATCACCATCTAATTGTATGTCTATCATGACATAAGAACCACCTAATTCATATAATGCGTCAGAACCATGCCCACCTGGAGGGCTGATGATCGCTCTTGCGGTCGCACCTACACCCACAGGTGAACTGATTGTTACATTGGCCCATGTATATCCTGAACCAAAGTTATCAACAATGACACTTTCTACCTTTTCTGTTTGAGTATTAACCATAGGATAAGCATTAGCAAAACGACCATCACCTACTATAGAAATTGAAACAATATCATCATAGACATATCCTTCACCTCCATTAGTAATTAAAATACTATTAATAGCACCAGGAACAGCGTCCAATTGAACTTGATACTGTAGAGAGTTATCATCCGATAAGATTGTTTTTACAGGCATAAAACTATCCGATAAAAATCTTTGTTGTTCATCACCCGTTAAGGTATACATGTATTTCCAAAAATATAAATCAGCAGTTTGAAAAATAATACCTGGGTTAGCAGATGTTGGTTTATAGGTAGAAGGTTGACCGTAGTTGTTAGCAATACATTTATAGACGTTGAAATCATCTGTCAAAACATAATAGGAAGTATTAGCACCTTTAGTTAAAGAATCCTGATTTTGATCATATGCAATATATGTGGTATTTGCTGCCCAATTTATACGTGGAATAACATGTCGGACATCAGCACCATTAATAAGTTTACCACCAATCATGTTCCACCAGGTTTCATAATAAGATGAAACTGAAGTGTTGGCCTGTGGAGGATAAAGTTCACTGTCCCAAGGAGTTTGATAACCAAATGTTAAATAGACGTTTGAGGATTCAATGCTTTTTATGAATTGTTCTGCTGTGAAAACTTCAAGGTCTTTAGAGTATGTTGATGCCATAATTTCTCTCTTAATTATATTCTATTTATATGCCAAATCTACCACGATAACGACTGAAACTCTGAAAAATCTCGCTATTTGAAAGAACTTTATTATAGAATTGAATTATTCCAATCTTACCATCCATTATACTGGTAAGATTAGCACTATTGTTTGCAGTATATCTTCCACCAATGTAAATAGGTTGGTCTGTATCGGTTGCTGAGTTAGCATGGCCAGAGGAAACGTTTGTTAGATTTCCGTTTAGATATCCTTTGATGTTTACACCATCATAGGTAAATGCACCCATAACCCAGGTATTTGCGTTTATAGTATTAGCAACCACAATCTTATTATTAGAGGTCATTGGGCTAACAACGACTTCAAGGTTCTTCCCGTAGTTATAAAAATCATAACCCCTTGAACCATCTTTAGCAGTTTTAGATACTAGGCTTCTTCCATTACTTGCTGTATTAGCAACATAAAACCATGTAATAACTGTTAGTAAGTTTGCAACATTCATTGATGGTTGATGTGTCATAATAACAGATGAATGATTACCATCAAACAAGATTCCACCACCATAATAGTAGGTATCATTATTCATTAGAGTAGCAGATTGGTTGGTATTAGCACTATTATACCAAACATTTGGTGAAAGTGAAGAGAATCCCATATGTTTACCTCTGATCCACTGTTACACGGCTGCTATCAGCTGTTGGTACCGATTCATCTGTTGTAATCATAGCAAAGTATTCAATATTATCCCCATGGTCTACTGTATATTGTGCAGCATCCAAAGAAATAATGAGATTTCTAGTATGAACACCAGATTGAATAGCGGAGTTAATGACATTAACGGTATTCATTAAAGTCTGGTTATTATCTTCAAACAGATATTCACCGTAAAGTTTAAAACCAGCAGGATGAATTAAATCTTTTAAAGGTTTTCTATATTTATTTAAGGGTTCTGAAATCTTTACAACGTAAGAATAATTCTGATAATAATCTCTATTTTGAATAACATAAGGTGAACTCAACTGGCCTGCCTGATCAAGGTATCGGCCTGGATAGGTGTAAATGCCTGTAACAATATTAGCATATGCCTGAGCAGTACCGTCACCTTGTGTTGATAGATCAAGGATTGGTGGGTATTGGTAACCTAAACCACCTGAAATAATTTTAAGTGAAGCAATAGATCCGATAACGTTTGAATATGCATTTAGAACCGCGTCATCTGCAATAACTGCTGAGACAACGATATTAGCACCTACACCATTTGCAGTATTGATTACCGCAGTAGGAAGCATATCTGCACGATAACCATAACCACCAGGTAACATACCTGGATCTGCTATGAAGTTTACTTGCTGAATTGTTCCATTAGCATCTACAACCGATACCTGACCGTTAGCACCATAACCGTATGTTCCGTGAGGATTGACAAATAGTATTTGATCACCGTTAGCATAACCGAACCCACCATTGGCAATGTCCATTCTACCTAGGATTCCTATAGAACGAACAGTGGTATTTGATAGCACCGAAACTGTAGGTAATTCAACATATCCAGTACCTGGATTTTCAATGGCAGTAGCAATAATTGGTCCGCAAGGTCCATATGTCCAATAATTAAAAGAATTGGCTAATATTGTATTAGCATTTGGTTTCTTTAAAACAGTAAATGAAACGTTATTGAGACCGCCGGCAAGACCTGGTTCAATTGTTAGGTACCAATCATATTTGTTACTTGCTACGATATATTGATACGTATCTTGGACAAAAAGAACATCACCAGTTTCAAAATAAACGTTTGAATTGGCTAAGTTTTTATTTAATGTTACTTCATTTATCCTACTACCAAATTCGGTACTAATATCAAGATTTGATGTGGTTGTATAAATGGTTGCTAAGTTGGTGTATGCTTGAGTTTCCCATATATCACCTATAGCATTTTGAATTATAGTATCAGCAACTTGATCAATAGTTGAACCAATAATTTTGTAATTTGCAGCATGGTAATGTTCTAGTGTATCAACAGAATACACATTAGCCGCGGCATTTGAACCACCACCACCTACGAACAATAATTGGTCATTTGCTTTATAACCTGCACCAGCAAAAATCACACTGACATTTTTGATTTTACCTTCAAGATGACTTTTAGCAACTTTACCAATAATGATCTGCCCACCAAACCCAAATTCTAATGTTCCGTTTGAAACACCTTGACCAAATTGATTAGTTGGTATTACAGGTACAGATGCACCTTCAACATAACCAGAACCTGGAGATGTAACAGTGGTACTAGTAATAATACCAGAATAAACATTAGCAGACAGAGTTTTAAAAATGCCTTGATCTTCAATTGTTGCAGTAATTGCCTCACCATCTAAGAAGTCTTTTAATACATTTGATAATACCAATTCAGTTACTAGAACACCGTTTTGATAATATGGATTAACACTCTCTACTGTTGCAGAAGAATTTGATGTAGCACCAGTAATTGTGGTATTAACAAACCTAGAAAATGCAATACTATTAGCAACGTTATTAACGGTAACGTTTTTAATGTTAAGGGTTCTTTGTATAAACCAATTACCATCCGAGGCTTTTAAAATATTATTTTGTGGATAATAAACAGAAGATTCTTTGTTAAAAAGAATACGTGTTAAAAATCTGATAGATTTTTCTGAACCTCTAGAACGATAGAAATCCTTAGAATGTTTAAGAACTGTTATAGGATTCGCTAATAAATCTGAAGGAATAAATTTACTAAAGTTATTGAAAATTTGAGTGTTTAGAAGATGATATTTTTCATCTTCAGGTACCGAAAAAGCAAATTCATGACTAAATCTATTTTCAACTTGATCTTCTAGATAATCTTCATTTAATGTATCAACATCAAAGAAGTCAGGAAATCTTTTGGTGGTATACATCAAACCACCATCTTGTTCCAAGAACTTATAATAAGCCTCTAAAAACTCAACAAACCTAGGATGGTCCCTTCTTACAAACTCAGGAACTTGTGTATTGACTAAGTATGATGTTTTATTATTGGATGAATCAACCATTATGCTTGTGGAACCATATTTAACTGAACAGCTTGAATATTATTTGTATCAATAGCCAACAATCTATTTCTTAAAGGAGGTATAACGGTTAGCTCAGGAACAACGTTTACTGTTAATATATCCTGATCATAGTATGGATTTAAAACCAATCCTAATACATTAAAACTTGTTAATGTGATAATACCATTTAGATAATCAATTGTTCCTGCATTATTATTAACATATACTTTTTGACCGTTTGTAGCATAATAATACGATCTGAGAGTACCTTTATTTGCTGCTAATGTCACAGAAAGGGATGCTTCAGTACCAGTCAAATCGGTAATATTAGCATATGCTACAGTATAATTAACACCTGGATTAGTGATAACGACACTAATTATTCTTCCATTTAAAATGGATGCAGCTGCTGTGGCCCCTGTTCCATCACCTGTAATGGTAACAGTTGGATTGATATAGTTAAAACCAGGGTTAACAATTGATATTGAACCTATACCAGTATATGCCTGAGGTACTTCTTCCAGATATACGTTCTGTGGGTTTCCGGCTGAGTCAGGAACTGTGACTTGAGGATATGTATATAGTTTCTGATACTGGTCACCTTTTCTAATAGGTGTGTTGAAATTAATTGTATAAGACTGAGTTGTTCCTGGTACCAGCTTAGCTCTGTTTTGTAAATAGATATTAATATCAGATGCGGTGATAGATGGATCGGAACTTTCAATAAAATTTTGTAATTTAGACAAAATGAATGTTGACTGGAAATTATACAAATATTGTTGAGCATATTTAAAAATTGCTGAAGAAACTTCATTTGCAAGATATGCAGATGACTGAGTTGTTAAAGATGGATTGTAATAAACATTTCCTTGTACCTGAACAAAAATATATTCTGGGTCAATAATCTCTGGAATAACAGTCAATACGTTTCTATTCTTGGTCAAATAGTTTTTAATGTTTTGTTTTTCCAACTGAGTTAGTGTATAATAACCACGGGTCTTTAGTGATAGATAAACTTTACCATAAACAGGTGGAATGTTTTCTTCACCACCCCAAACAGACACAGCCTCAATATCTGGAAAGTCTTTTGTAACCAATGCTTCATAATCGTTTACTGTAACGCAACGGTTTTGTGCAGTATAAAAGTATGGAGCACGGAATCGGATGGCCTCAATGTCTTCTTTATTGGTACCACCATATGATCCAATTGAGGTGGTAACTTTAACATTACTTCTAAACAGTCCTGCAATAGGATCGGTGAAAATATATTTCTGAATACCATTAGCAATGGCACCAACCGTATCAAGATATGTTACCTGTATAATATTACCATTGGAAGGAGGATTACCTAGAATACCATCACCAAAGTAGATTGTATAGTTTAGGTCTTGGTCTTCTTCCAAAAAATATACAGTAGAGTTGGCTTGAATTTGTGTAAGGTCTTGTGCTTGGAAATATTGTGTCGTCTGTGTATTTGATGCTGATTCCTGGACAGTAACGGTCAATGTGGAGGTGTCAACGTTAGCAGATGGAATCTGATATCGGCCTGTAAGGTTATTAGCAGTGACCAAATACTGATAGGTCATAACCTCACCTTGTTTAATCACAACGTTAGCAAATGTGAATGAACCATTAACCTTATATGCGGTATTAGCATTTACTGTAGCAAATGGATAATTGACACCATTAATATCGGATCCAACCAATCTGGTATATTGGTTCATAATAATATAACTGACGATTGGATTTTCACTAGCACCAGGTGTTACTTTAACATTAACCAAAGATTGTGCACCGTGTGCGGATTCTGGAACGTAGTTAATCAACTTTGCATGTGAAAGGATATTCTTACGATCCTGTGCGGTATCAAGAAACGCTTCATTAGCAATCATATTGAGATAGAAAGCATTATAATAGGTGTTATATGCCAAAATATCCAATAGAATAGACATACCAGAACCAGCAAAGTTATAATCGCTGAAGGTATCCTGACTTTGTAGAAAGGTAATAAGATTATTCTTAATGGTGGAAAAATCTAAATCTGTTACCCTAAGTGATGTATTGCCGGTTGCCATTTATCGGATTCTCTCTAAGAATAATGTTGATACTACTGGTAAATCTCTATTTATTATGGTATATTGCAAAGTGACATTAAAAGCATAATTTTGTTGATCTTCGGTTACCGTAACACTTTGTAAACTAACTCTTGGTTCAAAGTTATTTATAACTGCTGAAATAGCGTCTTGGAGGTATATTGCAGTCAAAGGAGTAATGAGATCAAACAATAGAGCATTGGTATCTGAACCAATATATGATTGAAACTTCCTCTCATAGAAATTGGTTAGAATTAAATTCCTAACTGATCGCTTAATGTCTTGAACACCATTTAGTATGTTAATATCACCAGTAGAAGGATTAATAACAAAATCCAGATCCAAATCTGAATAGTCTGGTTCTCTACTTACGAATGGAGTGGTAGCCATGGAAGTCCCTTAATGTTTCCTTATTTAGCTTACAACCAACTGTTTATTTCTGAAGATGCATCTGGTTCTTGTGTTGGTTGATTTGCTTGTGTGCCTTGCAATGTTGGTGGTGTTTGTGCTTGTGAAGCCTCAGTAATATTAAATGGTAAACTTATACCTAACGCTGACATTATAGTTGCGATACCACCATTAAGATTGAGTAATGAACCCAAAGAATCCAAAGCAACACCAGCACTTCCTGCCATACCAAGTAATCCACTTAAAGCATTAATATTTAAAGTTCCACCTGCAATATTTGTAGCACCAGCTGGCGCTCTAATTTCAACACTACCGGTGGTGGCGGTGTGTGAAATACTACCGGTCTGTGCAGTATGGATAATATGTCCGCTAGTAGCGGTATGTGAAATACCTGCACCTGCTTTGGTAGATTTTTGTCCCGTAATATCTTTTGTTTCATTCATACCAATCATTTTATTAACACTACCTTGAACTTTTCGCATTTCATCATGTGCTACCATTGTATGCAGGCCTGCGGCATCAACTAATACCTTCTTTTGATATAATGATCCTGGAGTTCCAACTCCATATTTGTGGTGCGGCCCACCTACTGTGCTTAAAGAATAATAAGTTCCATTAAATGTTTTACCACTATTCTGATACATATCGCCAGCGCCGGCCATAACAAATTTGCTACTCTTACCTAAAGCATGAACTCCAAGATCACCTGATGCAGCCACTACCTGAACCTTACCTTTACCAGTAGATGCTAAAGCCGTATCACCACTGGCCAAATATGTCTGGGCACCTTGAGAATTATATGTCAAACTACCTTCAACTCTTTTATTTACGGTTTTGGCCTCGGTGTCCATGGTACCGCGAATAGAACGATTGAGGTTCTTGGCAGTCATATTCATATTACCTAAAACGGTAAGGTTATAATCTTTATGAACCGTGACGTTATAATCACCATAAACACGGAAAGAGGCATCACCTTTTACTGTAATATCCTGTGCACCTGATACTGTAACACGGTCTTCACCAAAAACTACCTCATACTTACCGTTATGTGTAGTCATTGTAACACCACCATCTGGTTTCATTTGAATAGCAGAACCAGAACGGTGTTGTAAGGTTACAGTTTCATTACCTGGTGTATCATCCATAATAAAAGAATGGCCGGACCTGGTCTTGTGTGACCAATAATTAGGATAAGTTCCACCACCTTGTTCTGAACGAGCATCTTTATTTACAGTAAAGGCTTTAGGTGTTGTACCTGCTGTATCACTATTAAAAGGATCGGAAGTTGCAAAATCCACACTACCTGTTACGTCACTCATTTAATTATTCCTTTATTGTGTTGTTACCGAGAAAGATGAAGCTGCTTGTTGTAGAATAGAGGTTACATCTCCACCTTGTTGTGTTGTTTTATTTACTTGATTTTGTGTTTGTGCATTATCATTTGATGTTAGGTCTTGGTGTAGTTGTTTAGCATTTTGTTCTTGTGTCATTGCCAAACGTTTCCACATTTCTTGCATAGTTTGAGATGCTGTACCGAATATGCTACCAAAAGATGAACTGCCAGATCCTCCTCCACCTCCACTAGATGATGCAGGAGCACTAACTGCGGCACCACCTCCACCTGTATTAGGGCTAAAATAAGTATTAGCATAATGTATTTGAGAATTAGCATTTGCATAGGTTACTGTAATATATCCGTTTGAATAAACCTTTTGTGTACCGACACCCCACGCATTGTCTATCTGAACCAAAACAGTATCAAGAGGTTCGCTTAATGTAGAATCCCACTGTAGTTGTTGTAGGACATTCATAAGGTCATCAATATTAGTAACCTGACTTAGTAATTGAACCGCACTTTCTAAATATGAACCATAGTGAACTGCACCACCTACAACATATCCAACACCACTTGTTTCATGTGATTGAATTAATAAACTAAGACTATTAAGAGCAGCCTGCATATTTGGAGGAAGTGCATCTAAGATATCCTGAAAATAACTCTGGCCATTTCCTAATCCACCACCGGAACCAGCATTACCACCACCTCCACCAGAACCATTTTTCATTAGACCTTGGAACATTTGACCTAAGGACATAAGTTGCCCTGGTAATTGTTCCAACATGGAGTCTGTCATCATTTGGTCGTTGGTTTGTTTAGCCGTTGGAATATTAGGCAATTCTGGTAATCTAAAACCGGACATGTTAAACAAAGCGCCGTGATTAGGTAGACCATCTAATAAACTTAAACTATGTTGTTGACCTAATTCTTCAATCATACGAACAGCAACGCCGTCTCTAGGGCTTGTTTGTTCTACAATTTTAGGGGGAATATTAACATTAATTGTTTGATTAATTAATTCTTGGACAGCACCGGTGATAAGGCTTTGACCACCACCTGCACCCTGGCCTGCACCACTATTTCTCATAGCATTGGCTTGACCTAAAATAATACCACCATTTTGGCCTAGACCTTTAAGATAATATACCATAGAACCTGGATCCATAACACCAGGAAATGATTGCTGACCGGTCTGTGTAGGATTTAATGCAGAACCCCATAATCCTAGGTCTTCATTATTAACATCTGGGCCATGGTCACAACTACGAACGGATTGATTACAAGCATGGGACTTATCTTCATCCACATTTGCTGTAAATCCAATTCTTACTGCACCTTGTAATCTGCTAATCAGATCATCGTCGGCCATTAATATACTCCTATATTAAGCATTTACTGTGTCTGTAATACAATCAAGTGTAGTGGTAGCAAAACCACCTAATTGTATGTTATGTTTTAGTGATACAATTAAATAATTACCTGAACCGTATATAGGTGTGGCTACATTGTATGTTCTATCAGATTTATTAACCCAATTAAAACTTATCTTTTGGCCAACATGTAATTTAGAGTTCCAAGGAACGGTGATACGTAAAGCGATCTTATCTTTTTCCAATAGACCCATTCTAGCCTGTCTAAGAAGGAGATACTGTTCAACTCCAAGGTCACAACTGTTTTGCTGTTGAGAGGTACCTGAATTGGTTATTGCGGTCTTATGATTACCTTTACCAATACCACATCCACCTACAGAACCACCAAAAACATTTGCGTCTTGTGTCATTGTATTAATGGTACTCAAACTATTACCACCAACTGCACCGTTCATTAAATCTGACAAATAATCAAAGACACATGGAAAACTGAAAGAGATTGCAAGGTTCATATTGTAAAGATCACCGTCACCTTCAGCATTTGAGAAATTAAATAAAGGAGAAGTACCTTGTATCAATTCTCCTAGTGATTTAAAATAGTGTATTGGTTCCCAGTTTTGAATATTACCACTATCATCCACCAGACCGTATGTCATATAATGGAGAAAAGATGGATCATCACCTCTATATAAAGCAACATTACATTGTTGTTGAACGACCTGGAATGGATGTATATTTTCTGCAATATAATCTCTGGCCGGGCCTGCTGAAGTTACTTTTAAATTTCTCTCAGGAACATTAGCACATGACATTAGAGCATATTTGACAATCTCTGATGGTGCGGTACATTTCCATGATTTTGAAATTAAAGATTGAGCATCATTTAATAGTGACTCGTCACATGCATGGAGAGTTAATGTTTCGGTCTGACCTATGTTTACGTCCAATTCTCTATTGTCTATTCTGTATATTTTTTGCCTGGTATACATGGTTCTGGTTTCAAAACCAGTTTGGTCAGTCATGTTAATTGTCACATCTTTATTCTTATAATCACCCCAAATCTTTTGTGGATTACTATATGCCCATGACTGTAGGGTTATTGCGGTCTGTAACCCTGGTGTAAGCAGGCTTTCACCTAGTATTACCTCTTTTACAGTAATATCATTAAATGTTTGACCAGCAATACTTATTGTCGCATCAACTCGGAGGTTATCATAACTAGCCGGCATATCAGAATCCTAATAGATAACGTGGTTGCTTTTTGGTAATATTTTTAAATTCATTCATAATTTGTGGATAATATTCCTGTTTGACAATCTTAATAAGTCTTTTTTTATCATTTTGTTGAAGTTCATAATCATACATACTAACAGATTGACCATCAACCGTAACCGTAATAGTTTTGTCGTCAATTTCAAATGTCTGATAACTTTTAATGGTCGGAATAGAACCAGACCTGGTGATCGTTTCAAGGTCGTCGTAGGTCAAGTCAGCTGTCATGAAAGGTCTTTCATAATCATCCGCGGTGAATATGTCACTGTCTGAAGTTCTATATGTTTGTGCGGTCCATGGTTTAAAGTAAGCATATGCTACACCTGGAACCTGGTTTGTTTTTCTTTTTGTATCTATAACAAAGTTTGTTGTAGATGAAGTTCCGAAAAATTGGTTAGTTCTGGTAATAGTCATCTCACAATGATGTATTGTTTCTTGAGCCTGTTCAACTGATCCATATTTGTCAATGATCATCTTTTTAAAAGCATCATAATTTAATGGCCAGTCAAACTGTGCATCAAAAATCTGATTGGCATAAAGAATAATCCAACCTGCTCCACGGTCATTATAAACTTGTTCAGCTAATACCTCAGGTGTGTCGGTATCCGAAATATTATAGACATAATAAGAAGATGTATTATAAACTATATTCCTTAAAATAGAAAATCGGAAAAATATATCGGTTACTGTTTCGGTTGAACCTGAGGATCCTATTGTGCTATTGATATCATACTGTATAGTTGGAAATAATCCAAATAGTGGAGTATTGGCGGATACAGTTGGTATAGCAGTGTTAGCAATTAACATCTTTACCTCTTAAATACCCAGTCTTCTACTGGGAGTTGGATTGCTTTATCAAACTCATCAACGTTAATCTCAATAAACTGAGACCTTACCTGCGTATAAAGATATCTTTTGATACAAGGTTTTGCCAAAGACTCTAATCGTCTTGAACCTTGTAATAACTGATAACTCAATTTTAATCTGGTATTTTCATCCATCTTTTTATCATTAGCAAACTTCATCAATTGACCTAATAATGCTTGGCGTTCTCTTATATTGAGATAGTGTAGGTTTAAACCAAGAAAACCATCTCCATACATTTCAATTGGAAATGCCATTGGAAACTTATCATACTTTGCTAGTGTCGCCTTGCCTTTTGGATCATACTTAAAGAAGAATAACTTTCCAATAACAGTATCATCACGACCTCTTTGATCGGATGCCAATAATAGTTTACGGGCCTTAGGTGCCGCAGCATCCAAGGCCTTGTCAAATAACCACTTTTGTAGGTCTTTGGATGTATATTTTTCTGCCATGTAGGTATTTATATCACTTTTTGAATAGGTCTGATTCCGTTATAACCTTAAATTCCCATCCTTTATGACGGCAATAGTCCTCTGCGGCCTTCCATTTGGCCTGATTAACACCATAAGTCATCACCTCGGTAATATATCTTTTAGTAGTCCTTTGTGGTCTTTTTGGTTCTTGGGTCTGGGCCTTTGGTTTCACCTCTAAAAGCATCTTACGTGTCTCACCGTCTCTCCCAACCGCCTCCACATAAAAGTCCGTAAAGTATCGGTGGAGTTTATTATCTATCGGTGAGATATAAGGAATGACTATCTCTTCCGAACCCCAACGGACAATATTGGGGTTAGTGTCAAACATTTGCATACACCTATGTTCCCATCCGGAACGGTAAACAATGTTGGTCGGGTCTCCGATATATTTCTTAGGATTCTGTGGCTTGAAGAAGCCTTGCTTGTAATGTGGTGCCATAAATACTATGTAGCATTTCCGGAGGAATAAATGGCAATAAATGTACCAAATAATGGGCCAACTGGTAGAACTATATTTCAGTTTCCACAAGATTTGGGTAGTGCAACTCAAGGTCACTGGATGCTTATTAGTGCAAAAGCAACTGGCAGTGATCAAACGATAGCATCGGTTGCTCTATTCATGCCTGGTCAATCAGGTGGTAGTAACATTGTAATTTCTTCAAACCATGAATATGCTGAATCTAAATTGACAAAAGTAGCATTGGATATGGCCTCTAATATTCCTATTGTAGGTACTGCGATAGGTGCTTTAGGTAATGCGGCCGCAGGTGCAGCACCAATGGTTGGTGGTGCTATCAATCCAAAGGTTGAGGTTTTATATAGAGATACCTCCCTTAGAGATTTTGAATTTAATTTAATACTAGCACCAACTTCATCAGATGAATCCGATAATTTAAAAAATATTGTCAAAACGCTTAGAATGTTTGCGGCACCAACACTTGTAGGTGGAAGTAGTGACCCAAGAGCAAGTTATATTGGTGTAGCAAATCAGTTTGATTATCTTGGTACAAGTGGTGGTGGAATATTTACCACACCTAATGAATTTATTATTCAGTTTTTCTATTTGGATCAAAATGGTAATCAAGTAGAAAACTTAAACATACCAAAGATAGGTAGATGTGTGCTTACTTATATTCAATTAACATACAATCCAAATTCAGAATGGAATACATTCTTTGATGGTAATCCATTATCAGCTCAGCTATACATGAAATTCAAAGAAATGCGTGTTATTGATAGCAGCAACATAGCACAAGGTTACTAACATGGGAACATATTCAGCAACTAATCTTCCATCCAATCTATCATTAAATGATTTAAAGTCAGCAGCCGATAATGCTGGTCAATATGCTAAGTCGTGTCGTTTTGTTGTTATTGTTCAACCACAAGGTAATAGTGTTTTAAATCTTATGAATGGTACAAGAGATTTCATTTATATGTGTGAAGCAGTAGAATTTCCTGGTCGTGGTTTTGACGTAACACAAGTCCGTTATAATGGACCTTCTCAGGTGTTTCCGAGTAATGTTATGTACCAACAGGCCACACTATCTTTTATCTGTAGAACGCAAAGCCCAGAGCGAGCCTTTTTTGACGATTGGATGGACATTATAAATCCTACATCAAATTGGAATTATGAATATGCTGACAACTATTATGGATCTATTAAGATTTACCAATTAGCAGAATATGCACAAAAACCTGATTGGAACTACATCAATGATCCTAATCATAATCCTCAGAATCCATTGGCAACATATGGATGGGCTTTAAATAAGGCCTGGCCTACATTGGTAGCACCACAACAAGTCACATGGGCCGACCAAGACATTCTAAGATTACAAGTAACATTCGCTTACAAGTATTGGGATAGACCAGATTATAAAAAATAATGGAGTAAATTATGTTACCTAAGATTGATATGCCAACATATGAAATTGAAATACCATCTAATAAAGAAAAGATTACGGTAAGGCCATTTACAGTTAAAGAGGAAAAACTCCTGCTAATGGCTATGGAGTCAAAAGATGTAAATGAGATTATTAACACTGTTAAACAAGTTATTAATAACTGTATTATCAAAGGTGAGGTAAGTGTTGATAAATTACCATTCTTTGATATTGATTTTTTGTTTATCTTTCTAAGGGCCAAATCTATTGGTGAATCCATAGAAGTAAACCTAACATGCAATAATGAATTGGAAGGTAAAGTATGTGGTAACGTTTTTCCTGCTATGATGGATATTGCTAAGTGTGAGATTGTATATCCTGAACAGGTCAGCCCTGACATTAAATTAAATGCAAAACAAGGTGTTAAAATGAGATATCCAAACTATGCTGCAATGAAAAGAGTGGAGTTTGGTAACGAGGTAGATGCTAAGACAAATACCATTGTAGGTGCTATTGACCATATTCATGATGCTAAAGGGATGTATTCTTATAAGGACTATTCCAAAGAGGAACTAAAAGAATTTGTGGAAGGTTTAACTGAAGCAAACTATAACCAGATGATGGAGTTTGTTGATAACTTTCCAACATTTGTAGTGAAGATGGAGGCCACTTGTGATAAATGTGGATTCCATCATGTCGTGAGGTATACAGATTTCTATGATTTTTTTATGTGATAATGGGCCACGATAAACTGGCCAATCATTATAAAACCCAGTTTGGTTTGGTTCAACATCACCACTGGGATTTGACCACACTGGAAGAAATGATGCCATGGGAACGATACATATATGTTGATCTATTACATGCCTTCCTTAAAGAAGAGGAACAAAAGGCTAAAGACCGTGAGAATGAATTGAGAAATAGATATAATCACGCTAACCGGAAAAGAATGTAATGGCCAACAAGGTAAATAAATCGGTATTCAAAGCACTAAAGAAAATAACACCAGCAAGACGACCACAGATAGCATCAAGCCCTGTAGGTAAATCTATGCTGGCTCTATTAACACCTTCTGAGTTTGCTGATCTATTTCCAAAACAATACGAAAAAGCATTACCTGACGTAGCAGGTTTTCGTGAAGCCATATCCAAAAAATCTCAGCAAAAGCAACAAGACATTTTAACTGGTCTGGCTTCTGGTGGTGGTACAACTGTAGACCAAGCAGAAAAGGTTGGCCGTACCATCAGAGAAGGTGGTACTGGAGGTGGATATGCAGGAGGAAAAGGTGGTGGTGTTCCAAATGTAGATAACATGACTGAATCCGAGAAAAACTTTTTAGGTTTGGTTTTAAAATATGAATCAGGAAACAGAAATATTCCTAATTATATTAATGATAAAACACATACTGCACAAGGATACTTTCAGTTAACCAATACAAATTGGAGAAACATTGCACCCAAATTAGGCATCACCTCACCAAACGCCATGTCTGCAACGAAAGAAGAACAAACAAGAGTTGCATTAGCACTGTTGCGCCAGACCGGCCAAGGAAACTGGACAAGTTTTAATCCATCATTAAACGCCGCGGTGAGAAGAGGAGAAGTAGCACAATACGATGTTCCTGATACAGGTGCAACACCATCTGGTCCAGGTCAAGGTACAACAACTACCGACTTTTCAAAGTATGCATTGAACAGAGGAGTTAATAATTATCAAGGTGAGTGTGGTGTAGGTACCAGAAAAATGGCCGCAAGAATGTTTGGCTATGATGGGTTTGATAGTAAAGGTTTGGGTGGTAATGCACATACATTATCAGAAGGCAACACCTATTTCCAAGATTCCGGTTTATTTCATGCTGGTAAACCTGTTCATAACGGAGCACTTACACAACAATACTTGGATAGCCTACCAATTGGTACCGTTGTATCATCATCAGGTGGTAATGCATCGGGTCAAGGTCACGTTCAGATTAAAATAGGACCTGGTAAATGGGCATCCGATACTGTTCAAAGTGGATTTTTAGGACCAGACCATGGATATAATAACTTTATGGTTCACATGCCTAATGAACAAGGTATGGCCAGATTACAGCAACACGGTGTTCAAACAAGTTATACAACACCAGATCAACAACCTACGGTAAATGTTAAACCAACTCAACAAGCAGCACCACCTACTCCACCTACGGTAGCACCTAGTGTTGCTCCACCGCCACCTGAAATTAAAGATGATGGTAGAAATACCAAATCTGCTACGGTTAATAAACCAGCGGGCCCAAAATCTTTTGATCTAAGTCGTTCAGGATTAATTTCTGCGGTCAAAAAAACCGATGAATTTAAGAATACATGGGGTTCATCTTTAGCATCAGATGACCAGATTTATAATGGGTTCTTAGATAATCCAGATGTGCAAGCAATACTAGCAAAAACTAAAACAACTGTAGACCGTCAAACAGGTAGAGTTACATCCGAAAAACCTGAAGAATTGATGAAATCTTTTGGTGTGGATACAAAAGGTGTTTTAATACCTAGAAGTGATAAAAGGTCGGATGTAAAATCCAATAAACAAACTGCTTCATTATCCTCTGACGAAGATTATTTGACAAGGATGAGAAAGAGAGACCTTGCTAATAATGCACAATATGCTATGAATGATACTGGTACTATGAGTGATGCTAGCCCTACAGTTTCAACCAAACAGAATAAAATTGTAGAGGTGCTTGAAGCAGGAAAAGGATATACAACTGTAAAATATGAAGATGGTCGTGTAGAAAAAAGAACTGGCCATTTCGGATGGCGTCAGAATAATCCTGGTAATATTGTATATACCGGTTCAGATTGGCAAAAAGAACTTGGTGCAATGCCTGGTGGTGCTAAGAAAGGTGCACCTGGAAAATTTGCTGTATTTCCGACTCCTGAAGCCGGTCATAAAGCAAGAGAACATTTAATGTTTGAATCCGATTCTTATAAAAATCTAACGATTGATAAAGCAATAGATAGATATGCTCCTCGTAGAGAGAATCCGCAGAACCCAAGATATAAAACGGAGACTGCGAAAGCCGCAGGTGTTCATACTGGTTACAGAATGGGTGACCTTAATGCTGAACAACGACAGGCATTTATGGAGACACAACATAGGCTTGAAGGTAATAAAGTTGGAAAAATTGATGTGTTGCAAGAAGGTACTCCTTCATCAGAGATAGCTGCTGCACCACAATCAACTCCACCTATTCCAACACCTACACCACAAACTCCGCCTACTATTATGGACAGACTTAAAAGTGCGGAACAGAAGGTTGCTGGTACAGTTCAAAAGACTATTGGTATTAGCCCTGCGGAAGCAGCAACTAAACCAACAGCAACGGTACAAGCACCTACACCTGCACCAGCACCTGCTCCACCTCCACAAGCACAACCTGGAAAACCTGATGAAGCATCACAACAAAACTTCCTAAGATCACAAGGAATACCTGGTGCTTCAGGTGGTGGTTCATTTAATGTTGGTGGTGATGTTTCTTTCTATCCAATGGACAAGAGAGATAACATGGCTGCGGTTGATACTAAAACTCAACAGCCTTTGTTTACTGCTAGAGGTGGTGAGAGAATAGATGTGACACCATCACCTAAGGTTAGAGGTGAAATGGGACCATCAAATAATGGATTAAGAAGTGAATTTGAAGCATTGCATAGTAAAATAGATAACGCACCTCCTGTCACTGCTGAACCACCAAGAACATCAATGAGACAGACAACCTCTGAAAGAAGTCAGACACCAAATTTAAATGACCGTTTAGTTAAACAAAATGAAAAAGGTCAATGGTTGAATCCAACTTTTGACCGTGCAATGAATAGAACACGTTTGAAGGAAACAGGTGACAATCTCAACGGTCACTTCTCAGGTGGTAATAGCAACTATTAAAAAAAAAGGGGCCCATAGGCCCCTTCTTAATACTCATCTTGTAAAGTCTCAGTCCTCAGCCAACTTGCGAAACATTGCGAGGTCTTCATCCTCTTCATCTTCCACAACTGGTGCCTTAGCAGACACAGGTTGAGGCGAGGATATAGGCTTTGAGTTCTTGAAAGGGACATCATCTTCCTGCGCCGCAGGAGAATAACTTGATGCCTTTGTTTCAGTTAAGGTGATTGTGTTTACTGGTTGTGAACCTGTGTAACCATTAACATCATCAAGGCGGGCCTTGAGTTCAGCATAGGTCTTGAAGTTCTTACGGTCAACAATCTCCTTGAGAGAATGTTCACGCTTCCAGATTGCTTCCATCTCATCATCGTCCTTTGATAGAGGACCTGGTGCGAGGAACACGGACTCGTCATAGTTAGGGAATGATACGTTACGACCACCCATATTAACATTCTGACGGGTTACCTTCAACTTGAAATGAGCACCTTGCCAAAGATCAAAAGGATTTACCTTACCCTCGGACTCAAGGTCTGGGTTCATCATCTTTGTGATCTTATCAAAGATTTTCTTGCCATACTTGAACAAGAATACCTTGCCTTCATTCTCAGGATTCTTAGGATCACTCACCACATAGATATTGGAAACGTAGTGAAGACGACGCTTCTGGTCACGGGCTTGCTTCCGCTCAGGAGAGTTATCGTCTTGTGTGGAGTTCCAGAGTGTTGAGTTATACTCTGATACAGGATCCTTCTCATCGAAGGTTGTTAGGGACTTTTCAATATACCACTTTCCAGTAACCTTGTTCTGGAAACCATGATCAAAGTAACGGACCCAAGGAAGGGCGTCGTCACCATCAACGGCAGGACCTGGAAGGAAACGAATAACAGCCAAGGCATTGCCTGTCTTGTCTGGTGTTGGCTTCCAATAGTTGTCGGTATCTTCCTTCTCGAAGTTACCACCACCGCCATTCATCTTTTCAACCTGCTTTAAAAGCCCGTTGAAATCCTTAGATTGCTTTTTTAGATTTGCAAAGTTCATCGTATTCTCCTTGTATAACGTTGTATGTTGTCTTATCCACATTATCATGATGTAACAGAGTATGGATTTACCAAGCCCGTATCCCGAACCGGTTTTATACCATACTCTATTCTTGTATTATAACAGGGCCCGAAGGCCCTGTCAAGTATTAATATGAACCTAAAAGTGATCCATTTTTTTTATAAATTATACGACCGTTAGAAATTTGATAATTAGCATGATCCATCCATAGAGTCCAAATTAAATCGGAAGCATCCTTAGGATCTTTATTATTTGTTATAAGAATTTGCATTGCTAGTAGCAAGTCGTCTTTTGTCATCTTCATTTCTCCTTATAAGATGTTTGCTAGATATCTCACAAGAAAACATAAAAATAATATACCTTATTTATATAAGCAGTAAAAACAACTCTAGGTAAAATTCTACCTCTTCTGTTACTGCCAAAACTTCTGTTGTTGCTTCGTGTATTAGAACCAATTTGCCATTGTGGTGTTTAATATTATAAAGCCCATCGGCAAAGTCTCTTAGGATATCTGATGCGTTACCTTCTAGAAGTCTCATCTATTTTCTCCTTGAGTATGCGTTTGAATTTATCTTTATCGTATTTTACAAATGGTTTGTATTTACGTAACTTCAACGCCACCTTGGACCAGATGGGATCATTGCCACCCATATATTTATCAAACTTGTTGGTGTATCCTATAAAATCATTTAAAATGACCATGGACTCAGGAGAAATACTTCCCCTAAGATAGAGGCAAACAATATAAGGATACTCGCCGTCCCTAACATCAAAAGGAAGATTAAGGCCATATTTAAAAACTCGCTCAACGTCATTCGTGAAGTGATATGTGAGTGCCTGTTTTCTTCCTTTGTATTGAATATAGTTTTCTTGTGCTTCGTCTTCCAATAACTCAGTGACATAGTTACGATCCTTCAATCTATTGGCAATAAAAAAATCTCGTAGTTCTCTGTCTTCATACTCTTTGGCAACCTTATCAAAGAACCATTTGTCTGGTCGTTTCTCATAGGTAGCCTTAGATGCTTTTACTTTATGGTGCGTAAAGAGGTCAAATGTTGGGCTCTCAAAGTGAGTTCTGATCGTAACAAAGACCACGTATGCACCATACGCGGAAAAGTGGCTCATATTGGTAGTTTAGCAGTTTTAGATTTCTTAAGGAAGTTGAGGTCTTCAGCCTCTAGTTGGATCTTGGCCTTGAGGACACCTGATACAAGTTTACCAGCCGTCTCTACCTCAAGGTTGTTGGTTTCACAGAATAAACAGATGGCGTCAATGTAAGGAATGTCCTTCATGTATACCAGTTCTTCAATAGCCATGGAAAACTTATTGATATCTTCAGCGTTCATCTCAGTTCCTTTTTTCTCATGTCAAAAATATGTTTCAGATACACCACCTCTACCTAAACACCCTTTTATATTGACATCAAATCCTATACAAAATCTGGTGATGGTAGATATATTTTTTTCCGTTGCATGACTCAGTTCAGATGGAAACAATATTAACATATTATTTTTAGGAAGAATAGAGTAATTATCACAATTATAAATGTTATAATTTTTAATATTCCATTTAAACCATTCTCTAATAGGAGGTATTTGTTTTCTCATAAAGAATAATTTTCCTGTTTCATCATCAACACATAGATATAAAACTCCACTAAACACTGATCTTTCATGGGTATGTAATTCATTACACTCACCGACACCAACTCTCATAACCCAAGAACTTTTTATATAAAAATTATAATCATCGGATATCTCTATACCATGAACATTCTCTACATAATAATTTATTTTCTCCATCATATTGTTTTTTAGTTGACTGCATACTGCATGATCCAAAACTTTTTTATCGGATGACATTAGTGCTTGTCTGTTATCCATTTTTTCAAACGGAAGATTTATCAGGTGATTTTTAACATCATCTTCAACATAAACTTCCGTGATGGATATAGGTGTGGAAAATAGAGGTATAGTTTCAATATTTTCCATTACCTATTACTTCCTATCGGATTACGTGGGTGTTTTTACCTTTGAAAGATTTCTTGAGGAGTTTAAACCAAAACTTCCTCTCCTTCTTGGCATCTTTGTCTAGTATAGCACGATAGAACTTTAAAATCAACTTTTTTGTTTTCATCTTAGTGTCCTTTGTGAGGTGCCGGCATTCTGTTCCGAGGCCGCCGGCGGCCCGTAGGATTATGCTGCTAGAGCAAGATCCTGATATGCTGAATTATCGTTAGCATTTACGATTGCTTTTGGTCTCCTTCAGCCTTTACCACATCAGTCGATCCTACTTCCGGCCCCCAAAAGACACCTTAATGTCCTTTGGTGGACCGGCTGGGTAACGCTCCCAGGTCCTGCCTGCTTATTCTACCGTTCTCAACGACCTAAGCAAGTATATTTATAACATATTTGAGATTTTTTGGCAAGTTTATTCTACTTGGTTCTCGAACTCTTCCATCTGTGGCGCCGAAACACCACGATGGTCTACGGAACCTTTAGTTACAGGGGCGACTAGTGTTGTCCCGTATAAGGCAGTCCGCGATGGTGATAGTGTTACAGCTAGCCAACCCAAGACAAAGAAACACCATTATTGGTAGAAAGTATTTCATAGTTCATATTCCTCTCTAAACTGGACAATCTTATCATATAATCCTTTAACATAATCTGTCCGTCTCTTGACGAATACCTGTGGATGGATTTCGTGATCTACGGATATCAATACAACAATCTGTCTGGCCTGGATGCCAGTCATATCCTCATACATCAAAGAGTATGCGGTACATTGTTCAAAGTAGTTTAAAATCCATTCTTCTTTTTTAGGTTTCAATGAGGTCTTGAAGTCAATAATGGAAGTGAGACCATCAAACTCGGCAATACAATCAACCTGACCTGCTAGCCCGATGGCCTCACTATACAGCATTGCCTCAACATAATGGACGTTATCAATACGTTCCAATGTTGGCAACATATTACGGAATGCCTGTTTCATATCAGGCATAAGAGCATCGTTATAGTATGTGGAATATTCCTCGTTCTTGATGTAAGATTCCATCAATGAGTGGAACTTGGTACCCCTAGAAGATGCTCTTGCAGAAACTCTATTTGCTTCTTCTTCACCAACCCGTTTCCGCCACTTTGCAATGCTATCGCCTTTAAAATGAGACAAGAAGGTTGTAACAGATGGCAATTTAGTGCCATTTGGAGAGATGTAGTATCGTTTTCCATTATATTCTTCCCTTTTCAGAGTAGTTAGAAAGTGGTCATGGTTTATATGATTAAAAGTTTTCACTAGCATCCAACAT